GCTCGGTACCAACTACCAACTACAGCTACAACCTGGATAGTGCAGGATGGGTGTCTACTGGGTTTGCAAAGACGGCTTCTCCGGGGACACTCGCGCCTGGTCTACACACGATGGAAGTGGAGGCCATCGACAGTGTAACCGGCACATCGGATGAAGCGCAGTATGCGTGGATGGTGTCCGGGGTTGGGCCTTCAAGTCCCGCCATTGTAAGTGTGAAAGACACCTTCGGCAATAACATTGCCGAAGGAGGGTCTACGTTTGACACCAACTTGATTGTGAACTTCACTACAGACCCAGGGACGACGGTTAGAGCGATTGTCGATTCGCATATTGACCAGCCTATCACATCACCCTATTCAATTTCGGGGCTCAGTACAGCACCACACTTGCTGCAGCTGATTGCCATTGACGTCAATGGAATAGCATCGCCGGCTACGGAGTTCTCATGGACTGTGGCTGCGTCTCCTACTGGGCCTGGTAGTGGTACGTACTCAAGGCAGATTGTGCTGCCAAATGGAGTTGCAGGGAGTGACGTGCTTGAGACGATTTACGTGCGGGCTACCGACCTGCAGAATCCCCCGCAGACAACGGTTCAGGTGCGGAACATAGTGCTTCACCTACCATTGAGCGGTGGAAACCCACCCTCTGTGGGGATCACATATCCTGATGATGGAAGCACACTGTATGCGCTGGACACAACTACCATCGTAGATGTGGTTCCAGATCCCACAGGGTCAATAGTGAGTGTCGTTCTAACCTCAGACACAGGGACAACTGTGGACATCACAGCCAATGTTTCTGGGCCTGTGGGGGGTGTCTACACATACACCGGCGACATTGACGTGCTGCAGGATGACGCGACAGGGATTGCATGCACAGTCACGGACAGCAACGGGAACGTGGGCAGCGATAGTGTCACTGTGAACGAGACTTCTGTGCAGCCACCGCTTGAGACTGCGGTGTCACCACTGCCGATGACGTTCTTAGCAGCAATTGCTGAGTACAAGATCGTCCACTATGACTACAACGGCAATGCTGTTGGTCAGATCAAGGGAAACGAACTCGGTGTGAGCATGATACTGGACGACATTCCATCTGCTACATACAGCATCTCACTGGAATCGCAGATGTCCAAGAAGGCGTACTGTGACCCAGATAGACACGATTGGAAACTGTTCCGCAACAACAAGCTGATTACTGGTGGATACATTGCCTCTGCAGAAGTGAATACAGACAATCGTGTACTGGCAGTGACAGCTCAGGGCTACCTTGGATACCTGGCGAAACGGGTCATGCCGTTCGACCCGTCCGGGAACCTGACTGCACAGTACAAGGTCTACAACAACGTGGATTTGTTCGAGGCGGTGCGTCGCATTCTGGACTACGTGGTTGGTACGTCCAACAGCATTCCTCTCACGTTTAGTCCAGGGAACAGTGGCGTGGTAGATACATACAATTTCGACCCGTCAAACCGAGATGATATGCTGACGATCCTGCAGAACCTGGCACAGAGTCATCCAGGATTCGACTATGAAATCGACGGCAACTGCACGCTGCATATGTATGCTCCACAAAAGGGTGTACAGAGTCAGTTGACATTGGGACTACACACGAACGTCGTCAGCGTGGACTTGACGAACATCGGGATACGTGGGAATAGAGTTCTAAGCTCTGGAGCAGGCACCGGCAACAGCACAGCAATCAGGTTCAAGGAGGATGTGACAAGTCAGAACGCCGGCCGGATTGTTGATGACGTGATGGATTTCGGTACGGTAGCTAGTTTGACGCAGTTGAACAGTCTCGCCAATGCAGAGCTGGCGCTAGCGATCCAGCCACAACTCAGCTTCACAATCACCGGCAAGCCAGACCTCGGAGAGAACTGGTGGGAGCTCGCAGGCGTGGGCGATTGGATTTACGTTGACGTCGATTTGGAGTATGAGGTCGTTCAGGACTGGTACCGCTGTACTCAGATCGACATGGCACAGACAGCTCAGGGTGATGAGTTGTTCACGTATACCTTTGCTCCGAATGTGGTTGGGTGACACATGGCTAGGGTAGCACGAATCTGTAAAGACCCGATCGCCGATCTGTACGATTGGGCGAGTCGATTGGAGACACGCATTTCTCAGTTGAAGGGGAACAGTATCACGGTGGACGTGACGAATGCAGATGCACTCGCGGATGGGGCAGGCCAGGTGTGGATCGACGCTAGCGACCACACGCTTCACTATGTCTCAGCAGATGGGAGTGAATATAAGCTCACAGGTACGCTAGTGTAGTGGCTAAATGGGTGCCTACATTTGTTATAGTTGCCGTCGTCGTCATTTTCATTTTGAATTTCCTTTTGGAAGCGACATTTTCTGGCTACATGTCCCGTGATGAGATTCTAACACCACTTATGGGGGCGGTGACTGGAGCTATGTCAGCCGTCATTCTTGCCCGCAGGAAGAACGGCAACAACAACACACATGACTAGGCTCGCGCATTTAGCGTGGGAGTTTTACTCGGCATTCACGGCTGCATTTGTGCCCGTATGGGCCATCATCAAGAGAAAGGGCCAAGATGAGTGAGGAAGATCCACCTGTATCGGACGAGCCTGTACCGGGTGATGTACCAGTAACACCGGATGAGGAGAATGAACGATTAGCTGTAAGCGAGGCAAGAACCCACTTGCCTGGTACGAGAACACTCGACCTCACAACACCGATGATGCATGGCGCGGACGTGTTCGAGTGCCAATATCTCCTGAATACCAACAGGTTCAAGCAGAACTACAGGCCGGGTGAGCGTGACGGTGTGTTCGGGCCAGAGACAGCCGGTGCGTGTCGGCGGGCCAAGTATTGGATGGGCTATCCGATGGGGCATATGACTCCACAGTTCGGCAAGCAACTTCGGAGTTATCTGATCCCTTCGGATCACAAGCTCGCTCGTCGTTTGCCTGCAGATTACAGAGTCAGGCGTTCCAATAGAATGCGGCGATACACGTCGAGCTGGCGAGACAAGGTCGTAGACTATGCAATCTCACAAGAGGGCTACAAGGAGTGGGGCTACGACCACACCAAGTACAACATCTGGTACTATGGGTTTGACAATCCGGCTCCGTGGTGTCTGATCTTCGTGAGCTACTGCATCTCCAACTACGGTGGCCGGCACTTCCACCAAGCCTATGTGCCTGCGCTTGTGGACTTGGCTAAAGGCGGACAATTGGGCTACCACATCGTAACCTACGGCGAAGCTATACGTGGAGACATCGTCTGTTACGATTGGGATCACAACGGTACCGCTGACCATGCAGAATTCCTGGCTAAGAAGGAGAATAGCTCAACATTCAACGGTGTGGGAGGCAACACAGGCGCCAACTCCAACGAGGTAGCCTCAAGCACGAGATACTTGAGTGAAGTACAACACTTCGTCCGAGTGCCATAGAAAGGAGGGTAGATGGTACTGTTAGATACGTCAATCGTTGATCCGAATGCAGCAATGTGGGCTGGACTCGTAGGGTTCCTGACTCCGCCTGTTATCCAGATCATCACTAGGAACATCGGAAGCAAGCAACTACAGGCGATTACAGCCTTCATCTTCGAGCTGCTCGTAGCGATTCCAACAGCGTACTTCGCTGCAGACCTGACGGTACAGGACTACGTCAAGAGCGCGTTGATCGTATTCACGCTAGCGATGGTGTCCTACCAGAGCGTTTGGAAGCCGACAGGTGTAACGCCGTCATCCGGCACATAAGACCTGCCGCACTACACCCGCACGTTCTGGCCCTGACGTGTGGCGGCAGCAGAAAGCCCCCGGTGAGTGGCCTTACCGGGGGCTTTCGTGTTCTATTTAGTTGTTCGTTGTGTACCTACAGATGCAGCGCCTGCTCGATTGCACCCAGCTCGTCACTGAGCAGATCGAGCGCCCGACGCAGGCTGATGATACGAGGCTTGACCTTGTCCAGCTCGTACCCCGGAGTTAGAAGCTCCGGCGCGTGGATTCGAACAAGGGCGATGATGGCCTCCTTGCCCGCAGTTTCCCCTCCTGTGTATGCTGCAACCTCGTCTACCACTTCTTCCACTCCGTGGACAACTGCCACCAGCCCTGGGTCTGTAGGCGGGTGCTCGTCCACTTCCGGAGTCCACCAGCCTTCATCTACCGCTTCACTGCGGTGGATGCCGTCGTGATCCGGCGGCTGGTCACACCACACGGCAGGGAACTTCGGATGCTGTGCGCCACAGATGGGCTCGGACTTCTTGGCCTCTGTACCGACAGGAGATGCAGGCACTCGCGGAGCAGGCTTGTCTCCGTTCATCTCCGGTGCGTAATCCGTCCCGTAGATTTCGATGGTGGACGGGTTCCTGGCCTGTCCTGGCTTGAGGATGTCGATGTAGCCCTTCTTGCTGATCCCTGGCGCAAGTCCACCCGTGATCTGCTTTCTCTCTAGACGAGCCCACTCCTTGACTTCACCCTGTAGTGTGGTTTGGACGACCTTGCTGCCGAGAGCAGGTACTTCGTACTTGCCTCGCAGCCAGACCATGAAGCTCTCGGCGTTGGCATCTGCCTGGCCGACCATTCTGCGGCCCTGTGCTATGAGCCGCTTGCCCATCTTGGAGCCATCCCCGAGGCTGCGGCTGACGACGATCCTGCCGGCGAACGGGTGCTCCATGATGATATGGCTCGTGCCTTCGATCCTGTGGAAGTTGAGTTCTTCCAAGTCCTTGACGATTTGATCCGTCATCTTCGTGGTCATTTTGTGTTCTCCTCGTAGAGTAACTGCGTGCGATGCACATATGTACTCGTTTTTCCTTCTGTACCTCGAGAGTGCAGCCCCGCATATCGTGCATTTTGCGGGTGGCTGCGGTGGGTCTGGAACCCACCCTATTGAGCTGCTATGTCTGCCCCCCTTTCTGGCCTTGTGCCGAGTACGTTTGCGAATTGTGGCAGAAACGGCAAGTTTGTTGTTGTCCACAGTCTACTACCTCGATGGAACGTCAGCCATGTAAGGAGATGTCGCGTAGCATCTCTTGCATGCTCTTTACCGACGTTATAGCACCCTGCTTTACGGAGCTTCGCGTCACTCCAGAAAGCAAATCCTTGTGACGCAGATTGTTGACTGAAGCTACAGTTGTGTAATGCTGTCCACACTTCACACACTCCCAGAAGGTTACGCGAGTAAAGCACGAGTCCGGGTCTTGAATCATTCCTGTAATCAAATTGCTCTGCAACGAGGTGTAGAGGGCTAACCGCTGCCAACATGCACCACAACTGCACGGGACTGAGACGAGATTGGCTGCTGTCAATAGATACGAGTCGTCGCCCATCTATAGTGGCCCTCGCTATTCCTGTTGTTTCTCCTGGGTCTATGGCTAGGCATGTTGTAATGCTATTCACCACCGCCATATGTAGTGCCCTTGGTCATCTCGAATCCGTGGCATGGGTTCCTGTAATGCTAACACAAGTGCTCGTGCCTCGCCAATGCACCGAGTTTGCTTGAAGTAGTGCATGCGTTGTTTGATTCTGTGACACTCATGCTTGCCGCAGAACTTCTTCCTGTACCGTCTGACGAGTATCGGTTCTCCACAGGCTAGACAAATGTCTGAGCCTCGTGCGGTGGCCTGTGACACTCTGTACTCGGCGGCACATGGGATACACCATCCCGTGTTGTCGTCAATCTCTACGTTGTCCTCACCGCAGTTCGGACATATGTTCACGATCGGGATGGCGTCAGCACTCATATCTTCTTGACTCCTACCAAGAGTGCTTCCATACCATCGGTGAGCTGATCCCTGAACTCGTAGGGATCTTCTAACATCATGTTGAAGTGAAACGTACACAATGCTAGATTCGTCGGCTTGCCGAGGATTGTTACATTTCCGTATGCATGGAACTCGTTACCGCACCGATCACCGTTCTTCTTTCTGAATATGCACCTCGTCGGCTTTCTTGGCGCCGTCATGTAGCACTTCCTTAGACCCGGTTTTGTGTAGGCCCAGGATTACCTCGGAAGTTGTCCGGTGGCCGCATCAGAACTCTGAATGTTGCACCTGATCCTATCGTCAGTCCTGAGAGGAATGCGTTGACCTCACCACGAGTCTTCGCTGAGTATCTTCGCATTCCGTCATGTGTATCTGAACCTTTGAAGCGAAAGTAGACATCGAATCCATCCAGCGTAGACGAGAAATCACTCTCAACTTCCTGGACGAAGACCTCTGCTAGTTCTGACAGATCCACGTTCTACCCGAGCACATGCTCATATCCTTTCTCCACGTGACCCCAATCATATCCAGTGGCAATGTCTGCCGAGAATGGAATCTCATCCCAACCAAGTAACTCCGCTGGTCTTGTCTCCATGACCTCCTTGATCGTGTTGGCTACTTCTCGAGTGTGTCCTTGCCTACAAATAGCAACAACAGAGTCATGCACAGAAAGAACGACTCCAGCATCCAGCTCTGGGAGAACTGGCTCAAGAGCAACAACAGACATAGTGGTAAAATCCGAAGCCGTACCCTGAACATACGTGTTGACACCCTCCTTGAGTGCATGGTCGTAGTTGGTATCCGTGAGTAAATGGAATCTACGCTTGTGCCCGAATGGTGTCTGGATGAATCCGTCGTCCTCTACTTGTGAGTGAACTACCTTGACCCACTCGGCCAGCTTCGGGAAGCGTTTCCACCACTTCCTGATAAGGCCGGGAGCCTCATCCAGTGGCACCTTGTACATCAGGTAGAGTGTGTATGGCCCAACACCATACAGCGCACTGAAGTTGACGTTCTTGGCTATCTGCCGCTGCTCGTATGTGAAATGGGGGCCGTAGAGTTCACGTGCAACCTCGGAGTGCAGGTCACGCTTCTCGTGGTAACAGGTTAGGAGAAATTCATCCCCGGAAAGCATCGCCGCTGTACGCAGCTCACACTGGCTGTAGTCGGACTGGACGATCACATAGCCAGCCGGCGCGTAGTAGAGCTGGCGGATGTTCACATAACCTTCACCGTTTGCAATGTCCTCGTCGCGTGTGCGTGGCTGGTTCTGCAGGTTCGGGCCACGTGAAGAAGTTCTATCAGTTTCAGTACCATGCAACAGGAAGTCACAGTGGATGCGTCCTGTGTGTGGGTTTATCTTCGGGATCAGGCCGTCGAGATACGTTGACCGCAGTTTGTCCAGCTTCTTGAACTTGTGTAAGGTGTCTACGAAGGCGAGAACCTCTGGATTGCTGACGTTGTCTCGTATCCAGTCCCGGTGCTTCTCATCACAGCTACGCTCCCGCTCGCGGTTCAGCCTTGGGTCTGGAATCTCCATTACATCGTACAGGTATTTAGCTACCTGTACGTGACTGTTGAGATTGATCCGCTTGCCGACGATGAAGCTGGCTTCTGCCGAGAACTCCCGTAGTCGGGGTTTGACCTCCATCTCTGTTATCTGCTGGGCACGTTTGGCGTCGAATGGGATTCCTCGAGCCTCTACTTCTGCATAGGCGTTTGCCGCTGGAATAAGTACGTTAGTGTAACGCCCCAGCACATTATCTTCCACTGCTCGTTCCCGCAGGAGCTGGAACAGTTGATAGCTGCCGGCGCAATCGAATGCGTTGTACTTGTAGAGCTCGTCGAACTGTGTGAAAGGCAGACCCAGATCATCATACTGGAATCCATTCTTTTTGCCCGCTTCGACTGCAGGCGGTGTGTAGTAGGGCCACTCCAGTTCGTTCTGCAGTAGGTAGTCCAGGCTGTGGACGCCAGGACGCTCATCACAGGCGTAACTGAGTAGGAGTGTGTCCTCATGGACGACGGCTGGTATGTCCTGCGACCGTAGGATTCGCACGTCAAACTTGCCGTTGTGCCAAATGGTGCGTCCTGTATATTCCTCGAAGAACTGCTTTAGGAGTGCAAGTCCCTCAGTAGTTCGACAGACTCTCTGACCCAAGACGATTGCGTTCGTATTGCTTGTTCCAAATCCGATGCAGACGAGTGTACTGCCGACAATGAGTCCAGTAGTCTCTGTGTCGCAGGCGAGTCTGTCATACATGTGAAGGGTATCAAGCCATCCTTTGGCTTCATCAAGGTCTTCGGTGTAACCATAATCTGGCTCCCTAAACGGGGGAGCTGGATTGTGGGCTCTTCGGAAGTCGTCGCTGATTGAGGGGAACTTGTCTTGTTCTCGGAGGGCAAAGGCTGGATTGAAGCTGGCAATTGCTGTGTGACTGGCTCCGCCGTACCTGTTGGGAATTCGCCTGCCGCGATTTTGTTGTACCGTTCCACCCATAACTTCTCTAACTGCTTCTGCTCCTCCGCATATGATATCTGTTGCGTCGTTGAGGTCGTGCTCCAAACGCGGCCGGCAACACGCGATGGCCTCTTTAGACGGTTTATCAGCCCTGCAAAGAACCACATTTGTGAGGATCATCTCCTGACGTTTACCACCATGCTGTTCTGCAAGGTAGTTGACTACCTCACCAGATGGCCCTGAGAACGGTTGTCCGTTGTACGTGTCATGTGGCCCTGGTGACCTACTGCACAATGCTATCACTCTGCCGTCTGCACGTTTTGCAGTTGGGAACTGTGTGTCGGCGAACGGACGCGCCCGGAGCGGGCAGCGGTCGCAGTCAGCCCCACGGGCCATCGCGCCACGCTTCACAGGAGCCGTTCTCCCGGCCACGGAGGGGTCGGTCATAGGTTGCCCCGCCCTGTGGGGGGTTGGCGCACAGGCCCGCGTTGCCAGAACAGGCTACCTTCCTGGTACTGCATAGTACAGTTCAGCCTTTCCACTCTTGCTGATTTGTATTTGCATGCGTTGTTCGAGTGTGTCTACGATTAGCCGGAACACTCTTGAATCCAAACGCATACTTACAAGCAGTTCCGAGCGTGACACGCCTGGTTGTCGCCGAATGCGATGAAGTACCCGATCGAGCAGCCTTTCATTCGCAGTTATGCCCGTGCGTTCTACGACCTGGATAGAATACGGTATCCACGGCTCCCAGTAGTGGACTGCATGAGCTATGTCCTCTGACTCTACACTGATGCGATCCACTATATCGGGCTCTTGTCTTGCCGCTGCCAACAACGTCGCCATTTTGAGCATGGACATGCAACTGCGATTCATTATTGGCATGAATGTGTCATCCATAGGGTGATCGCTGGCCCACTTTATGTATGTGGAGTAAATGTCATTCCACAAGACCCACGCGTCGTCAGTCAGATCAGCCATCACTGGCACCAACCGACCAAGGGTCTGCGACCCTATTTGAATATTTTGCATCCGTGTGTAGTTGTCGTATATCTTCTTGAAGTCTTCGTAGAGTTCATTCTCGAGAGACTCATCTCTTTGCCTTTTAGGGCCAAGAGGCTTCATTTGATCTATGCTTGAACTACCCATGACAAATAGAAACCGTGGAAAGAATCCACTGAACAGGTGTTCATCTGTACTCTCTGCATGGAATGCGTTCCTGATTCCACCAGCCAGGATACTAAATACCGGGTCACGCACGGTGATCGTTTCCTTGCGTAGGTGACGCTTTACGTCGTCTCCGTCGTACAGCTTGGTCATCAACTCAAGCAACCCAGCGAGATAATCTTTCTTAGCGGTGCCTTTGATTAGACCTAGCACCTCGTCGCGGTAGAACAGGCTTGTCCTTCCTGGACGTGAACGCAGAGCCTCAAGAATGCCCTCCGGTGATCCTTCTTCTGTTGCCAAGATGATATCCTCATCAATTTTGTCCATTATCTTCTTGGCATATCTCATGGCTGTAGACTTGCGTGTGATTGTAGTCTCACCGAGAATGATAATCCACAAGTTTGTTTTGAGGTCACCCATTGAGGTTTCCAGTTTGAGGCTCGAGCTACACATGGTCGATAACAGCATGAATGCTGCTGCCTCATGGTATTGCTTTGGTGCATCTGTAACTCTCTGACCCCATTCAACATACTTTTCAACAATCCCAGGTGTGAACTTCATATCAATGTTGAGTTCAGGTGGGGTGTTACCACCAATGATCCCGACACTGAATGTGTTCTCACCCAGGATCTTCTTCTCAGCTCGGAGAACATCCCACCACAGACGTTCCGGATGTCCGTCCCGTGCGAATTTGTTGCACGGAGTTCCTGTGACGACGGCGTAGACTTCTTCTCTACTGAGGCCGACCTCAAACAAACTTCTTTCTATGTGCCACAGAGCACTTGACCAATCACCGTCCCTGATGATTGGATCTTCTATAGCCTTTACAAGCCAAGGCTCCAGCTTGTGCAGGTTGTCCTGTAACACCGTTTGTGGGTCAAAAATGCGGTCTGGAGGATCAATCCAATCTATAGACCTGTTCTCTACCTTTGGTAGACCCAGGAAAGATTCAAGGTCACAGACTATAGGCTGTATGTCCAGAGATACTAGAGGTCGCTCAGGGTACTTGTAGTTGTGCGTGTATGGAACACGCAGAAGCTGACTCAAGTCCCAGCCGCTTTGATCGACGCCGCGTTCTGCGTTCGCGCGAGCGATTCTGCAGCTCAAATCCTCCGCGATAAGTGCGGGTGTAGAATCTTTCAGGGGCCAGAATCCCTGCCATCTACCGTTACTGGTTTGGAGGGTGACCGGGGGATTTATAGGTTCAACCGCTCCCGGCACGCACTCATCCAGATCAGCCCACAGCGCGTAGCACTCCTGGACGTTTATCTTATTGCGTTTGGGTTCCCACAGCAGTTGACCCCCAAACCATACGTTATGCCCGACTGCAACGCTGTTGATGTGGGCGATGATATCTGCGGCTTGCGCAGGCCACTTGAAGTATGTTTCCAGAAAGGCCCGCTTTGTCGCGGGGGCGTGTGCTATGCAGAGATACCCCTCGTGTGTGCCGAATATCGCCTCAAAAAACTCGATGCGTTGAACATCCGTGTTGATTGATGACATCCACCCTGCCTGTAAATGGAAGGTGGAGGGCATTTCTGCCCTCCACCCTTGGTGGTACTACAACGAGGCGAGTCCGCTGCTTGCACCTGCAGTCTGTGCAGGCTTCACTCGCTTGACGACGTTCTGGAAGTCTCCAGAACCCTTCGGGTATTCTCGCAGTCCGAGGACAACGCGACATTCCCGTCCGGCCAACTCCTCGTAGTCAGGCAGCTCTTTCCAACCCCGAATCTCATCCGGTGAGAATCCGATGGCCGCGAAGTACGTGAACACGCTGTCCATCATCGTCTGATAGTGCTCGTACGGTTGACCGTCGATCTTCTCCGGCGGAATCACCATCTGATCGAACACACGCCTGTTCTCGTACTCGCCACTCTCGTCGTTGATCTTGAACTGAGTGGCGATCATCGGTGTATCTGCAGGCAGCTTGGCGTTGTCGCCACCCTTCGTCTTCTTCTCCTTGACCTCGAAGACAGTGGCGTCGTACGTACCCGCCGGCAAAGGCTCGAAGTTCTGCTCCTTGGCGTTCTTGAGGTTGACCTTGAGAGGCATCTTGCTCCTTGTGTTTTCGCTTTATCGTTTAGGTGGCCTAAGCCGCAAGTGCGTTCCATATCATTGGAACGTTGGGGTTCTCGATTATAGGCCCGAACTGATCCTCGAGCTGCAACCGATCCTTACCCCGGTACTTCGGGTGATTCCCAATAACTAACCTCCTTTCGATGCGATCCTTCTCTACCACAGTGTAGAGATAGCCGACGGTGTCCAGGAACGCAGGCACTTCTGCAGCCAGCTTTCCTGTCAGGTTTGGCACGTAGGTTACCTTGCCCGTGGATTCATCTTGGTCACGCTTGGCGAGAGAAGTAAATATCGTGTTACACGGTAAGTCCCTGAATGCACGGACGATCTTGCGCATATGCGCTGTAGACTTGCCGTACTCCCGCTGTGCGGGAACGTCAACATCTCGATCTGAGTGCTCACGCACAACCTCCCGCATGATATCAGCCAGGTCGAGTTTCTGCAGCTCGCTGACGCTGTCAATGATGACTGTTCGGTACGTCTTGCCTTGATCGGCTTCGAGCTCGTCGTAGATTGATACAAGCTGGTTGATGCTGCGAACTTGTACTACTTCGATCTCGGGACGTTTACGAATCGTTGCTGTACCGCCTTCGATGTCTAGGAAGAGGACAGGTGTTGTACTCGGATGATCCTGTGCGGTGCTGGCGAAGTACGTTTTGCCGGCACCGTAGTCACCATAGATCAGCAGGTTGAACCATCCGATTGCCCTGTCCGCAGACACAGCTCCAATCCGTTCAGCGAGTGGTGCTTCTTTCGTTGCTGTTGCCAACGCACTCCTTTCAGTGAGCTATTGCTAGGCCGATTATCCACACGATGACTACAATGGTAATCAACCCTGTGAACAGTCCGAAGAACAGCCCAAAGAAGCTGTCTGGGTGTCTCTGATTCATGTAAATCTCCTGTCGCGTGTGGTCGCAGGATCATCTGCTATCCATTCACGTAATCTACGCCACCACCTACGCAGTCGTTTAGTCATTTCCCACCACGGCTATGCTTGTGTAGTGACCTTCTGAGTCCATGTTGGGCTCGTAGTTGATGTCGAGCATGTACTGCACGTCTGTGCCGTCGTTTGTAGCCAGACATGGGCCACGGAACGGACACTTGATGCAATACCACTCGCCTGTGGCGTTCGGGTAGATGTTGAGATTCGGCGAGAGCATATCCTCAATCTCCATCTTGATACGATCACCGCATGCCCTGAGTTCGTAGTCGTTGCGCTTCACGAGCTCTCTGTGGATGAACCTCTTATCACCGATTTCCTTGAGCCACTCATAGTACGATTGTGCCTTCTCGTTCTCGATGAACCACTGTTTGAGTGCTTCATCTCGCATGATGACCTCTGAGAACAGCCCAGAAGTTGTCATCTCTTTCTGTCGATCAAGTGACGGCAGGTCACGTGTGGTCATCGTCGGTGGTTTTGGATACGCCTTGAACAGCACGTTGTAGAGCACGAAGTCGATCTTCTTGTACGGTAGATCGTACAGGTCGGCTTCCTCCTGTGCGGCCCACATGTACCGTGTAACCTGCTCGTCCATGTCGAGCTTGAGCAGGAAGTCCTCGTCGTCGTGTCGGGACGAGGTCTTATGATCCATAACACCGTACCTGTCGGTGCGTTTGTCGCGTACCACCATATCCATGCGTCCACGGTAATATACGGGGAGGTTCTTCCGCGGGCCAATGTCACACGCCTGCCCTGTTGGAACAGAGAAGAGATGTTCTGTGTTGACAACCTCGAAGTCATCATTCAGTTTCGCCCACTCGGTGTAGAATCTGAGCATACCTTGCCCCAGATCCATGTGATAGGCAAATTGCTCCTCGTTCTCGTAGAAAAACCCTTCATTGAGTTTCTTTACCGTGTTTGTGAGCTGAGTCCACTCGCCCACAAATACATCTACTGCCTTTGGGTCTCCCGTTTTGTACATGTACTCGAGAGCTGCATGTACTGCAGTCCCAAAGCTGAGGTTGAAGTTGATACCCTGGCTCGAGACTTTCGGACGCAGGTTGTGTCGCATTGGGCTTGTCCAGTCCCAACGTCGCCGACACCGCTTGAACGTGGCTGTGTCCGACGTGTGGACGTATAATCCATGTTCAGTTATTGTTTCTGGCATTTCGCTCCAAATTTTGAGCCTGAAAATGTAGTTGTCAAAACTGCCAACACAGGCTCCATTTACACGAAAACCCCACAGGCTGTTAGGCGCTGTAGAACGGGTCGAGTGCCAACTTCTTGAATGCAGCCAATGTTGTAGGTGATGAATCCATGCGGTAGTCACCGCCCACAGCAGCTACTCGACTCGTCCAACAGATTGCAAACACCTGACCTGGGCCTGTTCCTGCACCGAAGCCCTTTAGCGCCTTGTCCAGTTGGGCTAGCTGCGATGCTGGGTTCTTGTTGCTGGCGATGCCTGTCTCACCCGTCATAAACGGCTTGCCAACCGCCTTGGCCCAGTTATGCAGCGCAGTGAACATTGTGGTGATACTGGTGCCGGTTGTTGACTTCACGTACAGGTCGCCACCGGCCAGGTCGTAATACTGCGGGCCTGGGTCGATCTTGGAGATTTGGTATGGTGCCACAGTTGCGTTCGGTTTGCCTGATCCGTATTTGGGGTCTTTGATGAGCTGGTTTGCGTCCGGTACCAAGCAAAGTGCAACACAGCCGCCCTTGGAGATGTGATATCCACGTGATACACAGAGGTCGTGGATGTGCTTGAAGAACGCGGTGAAGTCAGCGGGCGTCCCTGCATTCTTACCGCCTGGGGCCTCGCTGAGTGTTGTTTGCTCATGGTGAGGCGAGTAGTAGAACGGCCTGTTGGTCGTCCAGTTACCGGACTTGGTGACCGCATCCCACAAGGTCACGAAGATGGTGTCGTAGTGGCCGGCTGCGCCCGACTTCCAGAAGGTGCCGCTGGTGTTCGTGTCTGGCTTGATGACGTTCGGCTTGCCGTTCTGGTAGATGAACCTTGACCTGCCACGCGCAAGTGCGTTGAGAATCTCTGGTGAGATAGTAGGCTTGTTGTCTGGGCCGTAGTTCTTGCGGATACCTGCGAACTTCCGTCCGAGCTTGGTCTCGAGAGCTTCTGTATCCTGCTCCGAGTCTCCGGCTGCGGACATGTTCTGCGTTGACTGGATACACCAGTAACAGGGCATAGTAACCTTTCGTAGTTAGGCGGCGCGTTCACCGCTCCGTGGGCAGGTTACGGGCACGCGGTGAACGCGCCTTGCACCAGGACTCCCCACGGGGGAGCATGGGGTTCATTCTGGTGCGTCTTCTGAATCTGCAACAACACGCTCGATGTCCTGCCAGTTCTCCTGTCCTGCCATGCGAGCTCGTTCGGCGATCCTGTGTGACGTTGGTGCCTTGTCAGACTGGATGAGCTGGTACCAACCGCGAGATGGAGTCCACGCTCCGATGTATCCACCACTGAGCAGTTGGTGTGGCTTGGAGATGTGGCTCATATAGTCATACGGGTATGGATCACCGCTGAACCACGCGGGCGTGACGAAATCTGAGACTATCACCACATTGCCATTTGCGAGCTTGATGGGATAGCCGAACTCATCTGCTTCACACGCATCACACGCCTCATAGGCGTGGAACATCGTGTTCCCCACCTGGGCACAGTTGACGCACTGTGCATCTCCAAGCGTCTCGAGGATTTCGTGGCTCATCGTGATACTGACAAGTCCACCATCCTCTTGTGTGAGCTGTGCATCGACCCTCATAATCGGCTTGCCTGACTCATCATCGTGGTAGCCGAGCGCACCGGAAATGTCGATAGTGTCAGCGATGTAGCAGGGCCACACGTGCTTCTGCGCTAGAAATGCATCCGTGATTCCATCTGGGTAGAAGGTGACACTTGCGCCTGCTCCCCATGAGGGTCGAAAGTGGTAGTTGACCTGACGTGCGATTGCCGTACAGTAGTCCTGTACTTCTACGTCGGTCACGACCTTTGAGCTGTTGATGACCGCAATATGCGGCAGGTAATATGTCGTCACAATCCCTCCTTATGAAATACGTCGCAGGACACGTCGAGCAATGTCCTCGTCCGCGATGGCTGCTGTTCTTGCACCAGATGATGTGGCGTACTTGAGAACGCCAGGCTGCTTTGCGATGAGATCCGCGAGAGCCCTGCTCACGACTTCTGCTTCTTCATCGGTTAGACCGATAGTCCGTTCTTGTGTTTCGGTGCTCACATTGCCTCCTTGAGTTGTAGGACTATTTCCATTGCACGATCTGGGCCTACTTCTTTCCGTTTTCGATGGTAGTAGGACTTGTAGGACTGACATCTCGAGCTGCTGCAGAACTTTCCTGCGCGTGTGAGGCGTGTGTTGCAAATGCAGCATCGGTAGAGTATGCGGTTCATACTTGGAATATCTCCTTGAACCAACCCTGTTTCCGAGCTACCTTAGCTCGAACATAACCGTCGATGGTGCCACGGGCATAGATGTCAACGATGTTGGTGGGGAGCGTTTGGCCCGGTCTGTGTACTCGATCCTCAGCTTGGTTGTTGTCCTTTGGCGTCCATGCCCGATCCACAAAGATCGCTGAATCCGCCCGTGTAAGAGTAATGCTTTCACTTCCCAACGCAGCAGTACAATGAAAGACCTTAGCGTTCCCGCGTTGGAAGGAGTTGACCTTAGATAGACGAACTTGTTCGGAGTCTCGTTCCAGCATGTTGTGGTATGAGACAGACGCACGTTCTAGCCTCCGATTCAGGAGCTTGCCGGTGTCTCTGTGCTGGTAGAAGATGACGACGGGGTTTGTGGTGTCGGCGAGCACGTCCATTACAGCGTCCAACTTGGAGCTAGGTTCTATGAGCTCGATGTCGTAGACCCATCTCTCTTCGCGCTCAAGCCAACGACGACCCCTAACCTGTGGCGTTGCTGCAGTGATTTGGCGCAGGCGAGACAATGCCGATAACACATTTGGAGAGTAAAAGGGCACTCCCGCTTGGTCAAGGGACATAAGTTCTGCCTTGATTTCATTGTACATCCTTTGCTGCACGCGGTTCAAACTGACTTCGTGCGTGTAGCGAATCTTTGGCGGCAGCTCAGGAAATACTTCTCGCTTTGTGCGCCTACGTGCGAAGCTGTAGATCAGGTCTTTGAGCTCTTGCTTGTGCTCCTGGTTGATGCCGATGATCTTTCTGTAGCCACGACGTACAGATTCTTCATCATCTACGTCGAACTCGCAGAAATAGCTGGCGAACTCCCAGAAGCCTGGCATGTCCTTTGTGAGAAAGCGGATTTGTGACCACAGGTCTGACGGATCATTCACGTATGGTGAACCCGTCATTATGTGCCTTACATCTGCTTTGATGTACCAGAGTTGCTGAGAACACTGAGCGTTACGGTTCTTGATACGGTGCGACTCGTCGAGGATCGCCAAGTCGAAAGATGCAGATCGTATCGCCTTTGCAACAGCCGATCGCCTCGTAAAGAGGTTATAATGAGCGAGAAACACACCTCGTTCTGCCTTCTCTCTACGATGGTGTGTATGCCCAAGGGCAGGTGGCGTATTCTGACTTTCGATTCTGTAGACTGGTATGTCTCCGAGGACATACGGAAGAGTTTGTTCATAGGTGATTTTCCCCGTTTTTGAGGTTACGACCAGGATGCGTTGAGCTCCGATATCTTCTGCCAGGAACTCAGCAGTCGTGGTCTTGAAACAGCCCATGTCGCTGAAATTGGCAGATGCGTCCAACGGCACAAAGAACTCTAGATCCTCCATCTGAAATTCTTTCCGCGTGTAGACGTTAGAAGCAGGCGAAGTCAGGATCACAGTCATAGATTAGACCTACGTGTGTGACGTCCCACTGGATGCCGCGGGCCAACTCGTACGTGATTGTTTCCAACTTCGAGACTTGGTGAGAGAACGGCACAATTTCTATTGCCGTATCCCGTAGTACAGGCACATAGATGGTCGGCTTTGGCTCCTCTACGGCCACCCGCTTTCCATCCAGAGGCCCACCACAGAAATACGCTATGTATTTCAACTCCGAGAGTGTTGCCAATGTTATGATTCCCTGGCACGGCGAGCTGTGTTGTACTGTTCGATCTTCTTGAGGAACTCTGCGAAGTGTAGGCCATCGTTGAACGGGAACACGAGTGTCTCTGTGCCGTCCACGCTGTTGATGACGATTGCCGGCGACCCATCTGGGTTGAATCCAAAGTCCGGTGTGAACCACCCCATATCTAGGATAGTTGTACGATGCGAACGTGGTAGAGGATCTGCCGGTGGTCTGTTGTTCTCGATGGGGCTATGCATTCTGTTGCCCCCAGAAGTAGATGGCAATAGGCTGGCCCGTATCTATCATGTTCGCGTGTACGTCACAGACAGGTACGGTCAGCATCTGTCCAAATCCTGTTACCTGCCGCTGCTGGTTACCCACGTTGGAGCATGCAACGTACGCGCAACCCTGTTGGTCTACCATAGAAGTAACTCCTCATTCTCGACCGTTACTAGCTCACGAAACGACGAATCCCACCACTTGCGGGTGGGACGTCCACAGGGCATATGTGTGATCCAGCCATTTTCCCAGTGATATGCGTATTCGTGCTTGGAATCTGCTGGGAACTCGCAGTTGGTTGACGTGTCGGTCGGACAGAAATCTCCGGGAACCTCTATCCGACCCACAGTCCTCCCGTCCTGCGTTGTTACTATGTAATACTCATCGGCTGGTGCAACTCGTGATGTTTTCCGTGTGTCTAGCGGTTCAGGCTTCGCGGCGTGAACCTCGTTCACGTCTGCGGTCGTGAGTTGTGAGAGCAAATCGCTCATGTAACTCCTAGTTCGGTGGGCGGTGAACCCCGCCTATGTTTCGGTGATAGAGGTAGGTGGTGCAGGCTCTTCCGACCCCTACGTGGTGAGCCTGCACCACCCGTCTGCGCTCCCCGCGTCACCGTCGCGGAAAGATCAGCCTATCAAACTACGCGCGTGAAGTCAACCCCCCTTATGTAAATGCCGGCGGTGTCGAGACAGGAAACGCGCCCTGTCTGTGGTGAACGTCACCGACCGCATAATCCACGGGTCGATTGGTACAGGGTCTTCGCGTGTGTACTGGAGACCATACTCAGTTACGAGCTGGTCGGAGAATCCCATTGCACGCCAACATGCAGCGTGGTTGACGTTCCTCCGAGGGCCATAGCAATACGCACACCGACCCCATACGGGTCTGTTGATTGGTTTTGCATAGCGGAGTGTGGGTAGTCTCATTACCCACTCGTTCTGAGCAGGAGAAGTGGAAGGATGACGAACACGATGATGAACACGATGAACGCCACGATGAGCCAACCGGCTAGTCTATTCAGCATGTTGACCATTCCTACCATCCCGAGTTCTCGAACTGGGTGAAGCATGGGAACTTGCTGTCTCCTGGGTACGTGTAGATAGCTCCATTGCCTCGAATCTGGATACGACCACTCATGTTCCAGTTCGCAGCTCCACCGCTTGACACGAGGTAGATATTCGCCAGAGCACACGAGTTACGTCGTACGTTCTGGTATCCAGGCGGATAGCCGAGTGTCACATAGCGGTTCTGACTTGAAAAGTCAGGCCAGTGTCCAAGGCTAGGAACAACGGTGAACGAGCCATGTACGATGTAGTGGCCGGTGTAACACCCCCACGTGTCGTTCTTGACCCATGCGACTCTCGAGCCGATGCCAACGACGTTCAGTGTTTCTTCTACCCACTCGTGGACACAGTGTGAACCACGAGCTGCAGCCTCGACAACAGAACCACGTTTTGCGAGGTATGCCTTCTGCTGTGCCGGGGTGAGTACCCCACCACCGCGCGTGTAACTAAATGTGGCCTTGAGTGGTGCAGATGACCCTGCTGCTGCTGCCGCTGGTATAACCAGTGCCGCCGCTGCAAGGATTGGGATTGCTCTTTTCACGTTTGTCGCTCCCTGATGAGATGTTCCCATTCGCGCTGGAGATGATCCCACTCGTTCTCTTCGGCCCGAATGGGGATCTCCTTTTTGGTGGTGAACCCCAACTCACGGGCCTTTTCCAGGCCATATGTGTTCTCGAAGTAGCTCCAACCGTCCTGCTCGTTGTTGTCGAACACCTGCCCACAGACACAGGCAGAGCCTATGCGAATGTCGAAGTAGTCCAGGTTGATTGAGTCTGCCCAACCCGGCTCGTTCTCGTCCAACCATTCTGCACCCTTCTGGGGTGCAGAGATTTCCACGATGGTGGATGCGAGCTGCATCTCGATCTCTCGATTCAGACGGATTGCCTCTTTCATCTGCTCGAGAGTTTTTGCAGGCTTCTCAATGACGCTCATTTTGTACTCCTTGTTAGACACCACATGCAGGGCCAGATACAGGCCACTGCGAATCATATGATGCGTGTAGGTTGTTCACTAAGTATTCGGCTGTTGCGATCTGCTCGTCCGGCGTGGCAAGATCAGCCCGCGCCGCGTATTGCAGACCACCAGCGGCTTCCCACGTTGACTGTGAGAACTGCAAGCCACCGTAGTAGCCATTGCCCGTGTCAGCGTTCCAGTCGCCCTCCTTACCGTGAATGCAGATGAAGATTGCATACTGCGATCCACTGGATGTTGGTACAGGGGTTGGTGCCGGTGCTATAGGTGCCGGCAGAGGTATCACCGCCGCTGCACGCTTACGTGCGGCACGTTGACGGTGCAGCTTACGGATTTCATGGTACCGTAGCAAGAACTCGTTGCTGTGTCCATGTAATCCATCGGCGTCGTGCGTGATGCTAACTACTGGTTGAGATGGTGCTGCGTGTGCTGTCGATAGAGTTGTGGTCAGGAACAGTAGCGTAGTGACCGTGGCTACCTTGATACATAGACCTCCTCAATTGTTTCGCCCCGTCAGTTGCGAGGCTCCGTAGGTGAACGTGCCCGTTTGTTGGCGTTGCCAACACCAACACTTTGTAGTTGTCAACAACACTTTGACGGCGACGGGGAGCTGCGATCTGATTTCGGTGCCCACACGAAAACACCTACTTTCACCGCGCTCTCCCGTCGCCTCTGCCCGCGTTGAGTGGTCGCGGGCATTTTATATGGTGTAACCAAAACTCAGAGCCCCCTGTGCCATGTTGACACAGGGGGCTCATGGAGGCTATGCCTCGACAGGTTCCGCTTCGGCCTCTGCCTCGGCCTCTTCTGTCTCGGCCTCTGGAGCGAGATCCGTGTTCACCAGGAACACCTCACGCCGTGACTTGTTGCTCTTGGTGATAACCGGGTACAGTTCTGCTGTACCGGCCTCGGCAGCGTCACGGTTGTTTCGCAGGACGGTGGAAAGTCCTGCAGTTGCCGCCGAGAACGTCGGGTCGCTGTTGTCGTCCAAGTTGGAGAACTTCATGTATGGCTGACCCTGAGCGATGAAATGCTCCACGACCATACGCCACTTGGACTCCTTCGGGCCACCACCCTTTTTGAGCGTGGTGACTTCTTGTGCGTCCGCATCCATCAGTAGACTGATGAGAGCGTCGGCCTCTGTCTGCGTATTTGTGCCCTTCGGCATATTACTCCTTGTTGTCGTTGTCTTTCAGTGAATCTTCTACAACGGTGATGCGTTCATCTAAAGCATTGAGTTGACCTTGCAACTCACCTATGGCCCTGACTACATTCATACCTCCTAGTTGTTCACCGATATCCTTGACCCGAGACTGGACGAGCTTGATAGCCGTGTCCGTGCTCGTGTCAGCCACTAGACTATCAGGATCGGCGTCCCGGATCAAGTCCTCGGTCGGACGTTGTATGAGATGCCACACGCTGTCACTATAGCGTGCCCCACGACTCACTTGCACGATACATTCTGTGGCCAGCAAGTACCGACGCAGTTTGGCGTAGTAGGGCTGCGGTAGCGGCGGACGTAGTTCCAAGAACACTTTGGTGACGTGTCCACGGAACACCACTACGCCCTGGTCATCTGTTGTAGCTGCATCATGCAACGCATCATAGAAGCGTTGCAAGTTGACCAAGAGCGTTGGCATCTGGGACAGGCTATCAACTTTTTCGGTACCTGTCAAGATGCCCCCGACCCCTGTGGGGGGTTGATCTGGATAGTGACAGCTTGCATTTCTTGCTTTGTACTAGCGTTGCACGGCGTACTTGGAGACGATATCCTCGTCTATTTTCCACGTTCGACCATACACCAAGAAGTTGCCCCCTGATTCTGACCGCAGAAGCGTATGACCCTTCTTGTTGATGGTGTTCACGAGGTTGTCTTTCTGCTTGCCACTCACTTTCCGTGATCGGCCTTTGTTCGGTTGTCCTACACGCCACACCTGCTCGTCAGTTTTTCCTCTGCGAGTTACTGACTGCAGTTCGATGACGTAGTCATGTGTCTCGATTCGGATGATCTGCCCCATTGCCCTCCGGTGGAATAATGCAACTTGCGAGTGCATCTGATACGACGATCAGAAGCGGTGTCATTATGTAGTCATCGCCCTCCTGTGAGACAGTGACGATAACGTCCACAGGTATTGTCAGCTTCTTGCTGACCCGGAACGCTGTCGCCATGATTGCAAGGTTCGCGTAGTCATCGAGCCCGAGGTTCATAAATACCTCTCGAGCGTGTTGGGAGATTACGTGGTTTGCAACCTCTAGTTCTTTCTTCGTCGGCTTAGACATATGAAGATGGTGCAACATATGTCGTCTGATAGGGCAGGTACGCCGGCAGTGTGGGATACCACTGCAACACATGTTGCATTTTGTTGGCCTTGGTCTCTTTTTCGGGTCTTGGTACTGTCTGACCGCCCATGAGTTGAGTACCATACGGCAGATGTAACCGCTCAACGCCAAAAACATCTTCATCCACTGTGGGCTTGCTGTAGCGGAACAGTGGAGCTACACGATCCCACTGCTGCGCATAGTTGCTACCACCTTGACCCCAACCACCTGACGAGTGGTAGGTTTCTGGATAGTTCTCCGCGTGGAGGATGAATCCATCAGGCATGAGCTCTGCCAGGAGTGTTGAACCGTGGTACAGGTCTACGCGGTGTTCATTTCTCGCGACGAGATATGTATCTCTCATCGTCGCTCTGTAGCTGAGATGTTCGCCCCACCTGGAGAGTGGTTGTGTGCCTTTCCCGGCCATCGCGTAGTTGTACCACGTCTGGAACGTGCCATCACGGAGCAGCCGACCATGCCAGTATCTTTCCGGTCGTGGCATAGGTGTTGGTAGTATGCCGGCCCTGAGGGCAGCCTGTGCTTCTTCATGCACACGTTTGTTGTATTTTGCCCTGAGTACGTTCGTAATAGCTGCTGCTTTGCGCTGATTGAACTCCCTGACGAACCAGGGATGTTCTGGGCCGTGGACTGGCACGTTGTAACGTGCAGCCAACGCATCACGGACATCCTTGTGGTGAGTTGGTGCGTACAGCTCAAGGATGGTCACGTCATGCGCACGCACGCCTGTGTCTCCACGCAGGAAGTTACGTGCAGATACCTTCGCGGTGATGCCCTGTGCGCTCAGGAAGTTCCAGATGCCGGGCTCTTCTGTTACCGCGTAAATGCCACAGTTGCAGTTAGCTTTTGGTGCCTCATGCTCTGGTGGATACAGGGTGGGATCACGCCTGTTTTTCATACACACAGCCTCAAGTGTTGCTGCATCCCATTCCTGGCCGTATGCGCCCTTGAGCTTCAGTATTGGTGGCACGTCATCCGTGTGAAGGAGATTGTACGAGCGCCAACCGACGAACTCGTTCTCGGTGTCAAGTACAGCGTCGTGTGGTACGCCTACCGTACACATTCTATTTGACTCCTCCCCGAACTCGCACAACCTCAATCTGCGAGTATTCCTTGCTGAGTTTGATGTAGCCCTTGTTGTTGAGCCGTGTGCCAGGCTTCATCTCGAATGTGGCTGCGACGACGTAGGCCATCGAGTCGCTTATGTCGAACGCGTAATCCTCTTCGGCCATGTCGTCGTCATCCACCTCGAGAATCATACATCCCTCAAGTGATGTCCACGTCTCACGATCATTCAACACCATTATAAGTGCCATTATGGTGTCTCTCCCTTCTTCTTGCGTCCTACAACGTCTCCACGAATTGCCCACCATGAATACGTGTGTACATGGACTTTGTTGATGTGTTTGTTGAGTCTTTTGGACGTTGTAAACTCTTTCTGGCAGTAGTAGCAAAACGTGCCAATGTCCTCGAACGGCCCGTTTGGTCTGGGGTCGTGCGCCGCGACAGTCATTCTGGGAGTGGTTCCTGTGCTGCAGCGTTGTTCTCGACCCTATTCACAAACAGGGCCTCTTCGGCGTTTTGCCGGCGCTTACGCAAGCAAGAGCTGCACGTGTCGAACGTGTGGGCATGTGCTTGCTCCGCTGTTTGGCTAGCCGGGTAGCTCGCCATTGTGAATACAAACCGCTGTGACGGTTGCTCAAAGCGGTTGCCTTTCGGCTTGTCTATGATTTCCTTGTCGCAGAAATCACACGTGTACTTGATAGCCATGTTACCTCCGTGTTGTTACGACTTGTACGAGCGGTATGCATGCAACACGTCACCAGGCTGGAGTATGAATACCTCGAGGTCCTGGCAGTCTACGAACGTGTAGCTGTGTTTGAGCTTATAGCTGCCGTCGTTGAGTGGTGTCATGGCGAGAGTTCCGTAGCTCATCACCTTCCACACGTCACTCGGCGCGATGAAGTGGCCGGTGTACGTTTTGTCGTCAACGACCTCTGTTTGGACTGGTGGCTCTGTGTTGTCCTCGAATGGGCCTTTACCGCTATCCCATGCGGCAGCACACACCATTGCAACAACGTGGAAACCACCCCATTCGAGGGTGAGTGGCTTGCCGTCACGGATTATCTCTGTGTTGAGGGGCATTATTTACCTCTGTATTTGCGCATGTGTGGGAATGGGCCGAAGATGCTTTCCATCATCTGGCGCATTGCCCTACGGTAGTAATGGCGGGTGGTTGCCGCGCCGATGGCAAATCCGACAACGAGGCCCCCTACCCACACCCCCCACAGGAGGGCGATCACGATGTAGTACAGGTCTAGGTTCATGGCTCCTTTCTAGGTGCGCCTGATTCGTGCAGCTCCAAGTGGTGGTGCGCCTGTCCTCGTGACATACGCTCGGTCACCTTCATAAAAAGCAATGATGATGGCGTGGGACTCATCCATCTCGGCAGAGATCATATCCAGAACCTCTTGCTTGGTACGTCCTTTTGGTCTGCCGTGACCAATGTTTCTCCACGTCCGGTTGGAGTTCTTGACGAACTTGTACCTGAGTGTCTGTTTGAGCACTCCTTTTCCTTTTTAGTCGGGATGTTATCGGTATGTAAAGTGTGGTAGTGTTGGGGCATGCGCCTTGACCGACTGAACGGGATTCTGCTTGAGCAGTGGCTTTCGGGCCTGTGTGCAGGAGATGTACGATACGTTTCGGGTGTTATCTTCAAGCCAGGAGAAGGGAGTACGATGGGTGAAATCACCGTCAAAGACTCGGATGCACCTTTCGGTGCAACTGTGACGTTCATGGATGCCAAGGGCGCACAGACTACACCGGATGATGTTCCACAGTGGGTATCCGACAATGAAGATGCAGCTACCGTCGAGGCTGCGGACGACGGTATGTCTGCGACTGTTACACCGGGGCTTCCGGGTGCAGCGGTCATCTCGGTGGATTCCACCGACACGGACGGCACGCAGCTCACGTCGCAGGGCACCGTTACTGTGCAGCCTGGTGAGGCTGTCATTGGTGACGTGGAGTTCCAGCCTGCTTCTGCGTAGAGCATAAGCACAGCAAAGCCCCCGGCGTAAAGCCGGGGGCAATGCTCTACCTAGACGGCAACGCGATGTTGTCGAGTTGTTTTCTTGCCTGACCACACAAGGTTCAGGTGCTCGTACTCCAGCTCGCATGCCGAGATGGCATCCTGTTGTGTACGCGCAATCACGAGTGTGGACACAACCATGAGTCCACTCCGGAACCCCTTGACACGATACTCGGAGTAGTCAACGAGTCGTGTCACGCAGGTACCTTTTGTGGCTCCGGCACAGGCGCGGGTGGCGCTGGCGTAGGCTCAGGTGTTTCCGCTGGTGCGGTTATAGGTTCAACGATGATGATGCGCTTCGGCTTGCCGATGTCCGTCATGGTGCCTCCAGTTCGTGGATTTTGTCCCAATTGGGTGCCCAACTTTTAGTTGCGCCGTATCGTGATGGCTTCCAGATAGGCACGGTTGTGGAGATGTTCTTGAGGATTATCACGCGTGGTACGTGTGTGGCGAACCCGAGTGGTGTATCCACAGACAGGATCGGGTATGTGAGCTCCAGGAATGCTAATGCCTCTGACAGCTTCCCGTACTCACGCCGGGAGGTTTCGGTTGTGTCTGGGTCTCTGGGCATAGCAATGCCACAGATGCCGATGACACGTGCATATTGCGCACGGTAGCCATGCTCACATTCTACGACCTGACCTTTCAGGCCAACCTTGCCGATGATGCAGACTTCGCTCTCTGCTCCTGTGGAGCTCATTGCCGGCAACAGGTAATCCAGGTGTGAGATAGACCAGAACCCGTAGGAGTTGCGGAGTGTTGGTGATTGCGGGTAGCAGAGGATGTACTCGTGTGTGTTCGTAGGCCAGATGCCAATGTTCTTGTAGTTCCACGAACGCAGCTCATATCCTGCTGCTGGACTACACCGCCAGAACCGGAATGCCTCAATCTCCGTTGGGACCAGCGGTGTTGCAGGGTCAAAACTCTGCATTGTCTGGGTCTTTCTCAATCTCATGCAGAAGCACCCTGCGGAGGTCTACGATCCTCTGCATACGCATGAGCCTGGTGTTGTAGTCTCCCATCTCGAGAACTTGAATGGTTGCTCCAGACCCACTCAAGTACCAAAGCATGGTCAACATCTGTACCACGTGTGGTTGTGGGCTCAAAATGCGGAAGTAGTTGTCGCTACCACTGTTGTACTGTTCTGCTGATATGTTCAACGCGACATCTGACAGGTCGATGCTGAACACGACGGTCTCACGCACAAGTGAATACCACTCGGATGAGCTGGGCCGTTCGAGGTTACGCCTGTCGAACAGTGTCGAGTAGTGTTCCTCGATGGTGTCGGCCTCGAGTGCTGTCGATTCCAGCTTGTTGCTGAACCCGTAATCGGTATCCAGCATTACCTCTCTGAGTTGGACTGTCATCTCATCGAGGATGATGTAATGCTTCGTGTGTGTCATGCTTCTCCTTACAGGAACCAGATGATGAGACATATCACAAACGCTACGAACGCGAGAAACAACATACTGTTGCTGAAGCTGTTCAATGCGTTGACTGTCTGCTGGCGCTGTGCGTTCTTCTCACGCTGTTTCGCCATCTGCGTGTCACGGTACGCTCGCTTGGATGCCTCGCGTTCATGCTTGATGCTTGTGCGTTCGGCCTCTGCGATCTCTGCCTGTTCGTCAAGTGTCATGTTATTCACCTCCTTTCATGTGGTTGAAGGGCACACTAGAGCCCTACGTCGTGTGACGTAGGGCTCCGGTCTACACTTCTTCTTGTTCGGCCTCGACCTCGTCCTGCCATGCCGAGTGGAGCTCTTCGATCCTCTCATGTGGCAATGCCCGCAGGTCTGCACCGTTTGTGTGCTTCTCGACGTAGCCCAGGAAGTCCTCGGCGTCCATGTCGTCATCAAACACAGGCCCGAACGCCGTCATGCTGACGCTATCGTACAGCGCGACCTTGCCCTCGATGCTCGTGATGCGTACTCCCATGTGTGGTGTTACTCCTTCCCGTTTGCAAGTTGACGGTTGCGCTTGCGTGCCATACGCGCACGCTTGTTCTTGGCACGGCGGCGCTTGCGCTCCTTCTGTGGGGTATCTGAAGGGTCACCGCTGCTGGGCCAGTTGTACTTGCTGTTGCTCATTCATCCTCCTCGTCTGGGTCATCATGGGCGTCAGGGGCAGGGATGTTGTCGATCAACATTTCGATCGGCATGCCGAGGGTCTGCATGTGGCGTGCGATCTTCTGAACACACGTGAACAACTGGTCACTGAACCTGTTGCACATATCATCCACGTGCGTCATGTACATCACGTTTTGCCGGCCAACACACACCGTCGTGACGAGTAGATCCACGAACAGTTCTTCTGGATACTGGAGAACACCAGGGTCTTCCAGAATCTCGTAGAGCTCATTCGCGTAGAGTGCGATGTTGAGCATGATCTGCTGCTCTGCTTTGCGATCCTCCGGCAGCGGTGTGGACAGCTCATGGATTGCATCATGGTGATCCATGAGGTTCTGGAGTGCGCGTTCGTGGTTCATGCGTGTGTGGTTTCAACCAGCAGGCGATCCAACAGCTCATCGTGTGTGAAGAACGTGCCGAGGTATGCCTGCTGCTGTGGCTGTGCAGCGGCCCCGGTGTCTAGCAACCCCCACAGCCTCCAGTGTTCCGGCACGCGTGGGTAGGTGCAAGTTTCCGGGTTGTGTCGTACCATGAACGGTTTGCCGTTGACTGTGAACTCTGTCAACGTGCCGTTGTCGAGTAACGTAGCCATGTCGGTCATGGCCTCCCTTCTTGTGGTGTGGTTTTGGAGCTAGGCTCCATAGAGCCGGTGGCGTGTGGGTCACCGGCTCCGTGCAACCTAGCGTGCGCTCGCCGAGGGCGGCGTGTGATCCGTCCTGGCGGCTTCGGCGGCTGCCTTGAGTGCAGCGCCCACGGCACCGATGCGGGCGGCAGAGAGCGGGCTGTGCTGCTTGTAGCTGAGAACTGCAACTGCGACCTGCTTGTTATCGTACGTGGTGGTCATGTTCCTCCTGTCGAGTGCGGTCGATTTGATCCTGAATGTAACGCTTGGTTTGTGACTTGTTCAAACCATAGCGCCGTGCGTTGCTCACCCACGTGGGCATCTTGTGGGTGATGACCTTCTGGATGTGCTGCTCGTGTGGGTTCATGGGCATGATTGTATCAAGCGCCAAGCATGAAGTCAATGCCGGGCCAGTGATGGAACTGCAGCATGTAGGTGACAAGCCACGTCGAGTGGCACAGCATGATGAAGTAGTTCATCGGATGTCCATGAGCTGCCAGGGCACGCGCTGCGTGCCACCCCAACGGCTGATGAGCTGGTCGATGCCCCAGGCATCATCTGCCATGTACGTGAAGCCGATGCGGTGTGCGATCTCGAGGACGTGTTCGTAGTTCTCGGCGGTCGCGTGCGCCGCACGCTTGAGGCTGTAGAGGTAGTTGACGTTGCGCGGGTTATCCGCATGTTTCTGGGCACGCTCCGCCAAGTTATTGGCGATCGCGTGCCACGTCTGCTGGTCGGTGGTCATGCTGTCCTCCTGTTGCGTTTCCACGGCATAACAGTGCCGTTGCGGATGGACAAGACACGGTCTGCGGTGTCACGCAGTTCCTGTGCCAAGTCTGGGAATGTGGCCTCGATTGCATTTGCTGATGCCTCGAGCTCCTGCCGTGCCTTCCACAGGCTACCAACGGCCTTGATGTATTCTTCGTGGGTCATGGTCATGTTGTTCACCTCCTTGGTATGTGGGACGTAGACTCCATAGAGCCACACGTCGTGGACGTGTGGCTCCGTGCAACCTACCTGTTGGTTGTTACCGCGTGCGAGACATGTGCGTGACGAGTGACCAGTCGTTAGACCACGCCATGTTATTGATGGTGATGCAGGCTACTGGTGCCTGCATGAGGACTTCGTCCTCGATGTAGCCCATGTGCCTGTCCGTGCGATGGATCATGCCATTGGGCTGTTCTGCGAAGTCCACGGCGCGATCCTCACTCGTGTGTACGAATACCCAATGCCTGCGGCACAGTTGGGCTGGTGTGGGCATGTTGTTTGGCGATGCCATTTTGGTCATGCTCCCTTTCAGTTGTTTTTAGGACAGGTGGGTTACGGAACGGATTGCACGGTCGCGCATGATGACGTGATAGCGAATGCGCAACCGGCGGAACGGCGTGAACTTGGTTGACGTTGTCAAGCGGAGCACGCGGATTTGGTGGTCAATGGCGTACATGTTGAGTCATTGCCTCCTGGTGTTGTTAGAACATCTGGTTGGGTTGTGCGTTGCTGGTGTCGGCAGTGTTGCCGGCGCTGCTGTCGGTGTTGATCCAGCTCTCGACCAGGTCGAGTGCTGCTGCCATGTTTGGCAGTGTGTCTGTGGGGTTCTGCGTGGGATCATCGAGGTTGAATACTACGCAGCTTCCGTCATCGAGAATGTCGAGGCGGTACTTAGCTGCAGGTGGTGTGGCTGGCTGTTGTGGCATTGAGTCACCTCCTTTCGTGTGGTGTGTCTTGTGTTATGTAAATCACGTTGAGTTGTCTGCAGGGTAGGGAGTAAACTGCATGCGAGCAAAGTAAACTTTGGTTACAATATTTGTGAATGTCGTTGACAAGAGGGAGTATCTTAGGAATCAAGAGAAACTTTGAGTATATAACTTATTATCGAAACGATTTCGGGTATTCGTTATTCGTTTCTGACACCTTACTCAAACTTTCTAATTTGCGTGCGCAACTGCTTTTGTTGAATATGTTATATTGCACGGAGGTTTTCCCCGGAGGTTTTGAATGTCATGCCCAGGATCACCACAAAGCCTGCCGCCGGCAGGTTCTGTGCTGTGCCCACGCACGCGTGCGCCCACCCCCTGCTCTGCAGGGGGTGGGCGCGTGGTCGTGCCGTTATTCGGTTGTGTCGGCGTCCGCCTCAGCGATGGCCGCTGCCGCGTCTGCCTCGTCCGCTGCCGCTGCCGCTGCCGCCTCGAATGCGGCAGTGTAGCGTTCCACGGTGTCCACCATGAAACCGCCGTTGCGGCCGTTGGCGTCCAGTCCGCATGCGGATGCGGTCGTGTCCACGTAGCCGAGTCCATCCGGCCGGTTCTCGTCCACGTTCCAGGGGATGAACACGTAGAGGGCTGGCAGCTTCTCAGCCTGCCGCATCTGATTCACACGCTGCAGTGCGGCCAGAACGGCCCGTGGGCTAGCAACGTGTGCCTTTGCCCCGAGGATTTCCAGGGCGTCAGACGACGGCGCTTTTCCGGGCCGGATGCCCAGCTTACGCAGTGTGTCGTCTGTGACGAGGGTTGCGCCCGCGTCGATAGCCGTCCGCAGTCCACGGATCTTCGCGCCGAAGTTGGTGGCGTATCCGCTGCCGCTACGTGCGGCTGTCCCGCGTGGCCGCTCCAGCGTTACCTGATCCAGTCCGCTTTTGGCGAACAGCACCGACATGTAGCTGTCGGTAGCGCTGTCGGTGGTGACGTCGGGCGTGTCGTTGGTCGTGCGTGGCATTGTGTCTCCTTGTGTGTGTGCGTGGCTCTCACGCGCAGGTACAGTTGTCACCTCCTTTCCCCCTGCGACGGCCGCTGCCACAGACGACGGCCGCGCGTGCGTGTGCAAGCGTGGGCCGTTGTCGCCGTTGGCGTTGCTGCCGTACTCGTGTGCGTGATCGCTCACGACGGCAGCGTACACCCAAAATCCATTCGGATGCAAGCCCATTTCACAGAGGTTTGTATGGCGTTTGGCCCTCCTGGATTGATAAACCGGGGGCAAAAGCATTCTTTACCCCCAATCCGTCAGGCCGGCTAGAGGGTGTCTGACACAGATCGAGTGCTCCACCAAGCGTTGCCAACATAGCTAACGTCTAGCGGACTGGTATGCTCGCGCGTACGGAGTACCACTGCCTGTAAGGACGCGCACATGGCAACAGACGATGCTAACAAGAACCTTGCCGAGTACAAGAAGGCACTACAAGAGGAATACGAGCAGGCAAAACCTGACAGTGACGCCCGAGCTCATATGCGCGAACATCTCTTGGACTGTGCCAAGACCATCACGTCCATTGCTCTAACTAGCCCATCAGACAGCCTACGCCTCAAGGCTGCAACATACGTGTTGGACAGGATCGAGTTCGCAGAAGGCGACCAGTCAGACCTCGAGAAGTTCCTAGACGCGATGAAAGCAAAGCCGGCGGATGCCAGCTAGCCTGAACACAGTTACATGGGACGACTGTGCCAGCTAGCGTCTACGTCGAAGCTGGCACCATCGGCCTAAGTTCAACTGAGTGCCCTTTCGACGCAGCATATCCCTACAGCTATTGCCGCATTTGCGGCATGGTGTATCAGCCACAGTTCCAACGGGCGACACCAGGCGACAACGCGCTCAAGAAACTGCAGCGCCGGGATGCAATGGTGGCACATGAAGTACGCCACCGGGCAGATGGTAGCCTCCGAGAGTACCAGCTCTCACCAACCTACCTTAGCCCAGAAGCTCAATACAGGCTAGCTCCATTCGGCATTGCAAGTCTCTCTGATATCGCACTCAACGAGGGCGCACGCCACGCTGCCATGACAGCGCCACGCAAGCCCGCCCTCGAATACCACAGGTTCCCTCACGTCTTGGCCTAATGCCTAAGCGCAAAACCACACGCAAGCGCAAGAAGCCATTTGGCAAGCTCAAGAAGGGCCAGCTCCACAGGGATCTTCACATCCCACAAGGCAAGAAGATCCCTGTTTCACGTCTACGTGCAGCGGCCAAGCGCAAAGGCGTCGTAGGCCGCAGGGCTCGGTTTGCGCTGAACGCCAGGAAATTCAAGCATTAGAATGCACCCCCAGTTTTAGGAGCACAAATTGTCATATTTTGAGGTTGTCTACGAACCAGGGGGCATGTCTGTAGTAGACGCCTCAGACCGGCGAGATGCCATCCTGGGCATCCGCGAGCATCACCAACGCGCCATGCACGGTCAACCTGCACATCCTGAGCCTAGTGGCGGGTTGCGGCCAGCGGAACGAATTGTCCTGGTCATGGAGTACGAAGACCACCCACATGAACTGAGTGCTCCAACAAGCCTATCCAACGAAGTGGCACAAGCCCACGTTGCTGACCTCCTAGAACTCTACACAGAGGACGGGGTTGTAGACCTCATCCAGGTTGCAGCACACCTTGTGCCACAGCCACTTGCGGAGTTTGTTGAGCCACATGACTCCAAGTACACTGCTGAGGGTAAAGACATTACGGATGAAGTCCTGGTGGGAATGGGCTAGTGGCCGTTATCACCTTCAACCGTATGGATCAATTGGTCACGGACTATGTACTTGGTGGCTCCGGGACTGTAACACCCCCCTCCAGTTGGACTGTAGCTTTAGCCACAACGGGGGCCGCCACATACAACAAGGCGTTGTCTGTTTGGTCTCCAAGCGTATCAGGAGCGAACGTCAATGAAATCGGTACCTCAGTTGCGGCCTCCTATGCCCGGCAAACAATCAACCGGGATCAAACAGCCAACGGATGGACGAGTAGCAGTAACGACGCTACAGGATCGTCTACTACCGGCAAGCAGGTTACTTTTGGGCCTTTCGGAACTGGACTCACGCCGAACGGCGCTAACACGTGGGTCGTTACCGACGGAACCACGCTCAACGCCGGGCAGCTCTACTTCGGAGCAGACACAGCCTCAACTAGAACCTTCAACATCGGCGATACCGAAAAGGTCATCCCGATAATGAAGGTGGCATAATGTTATCTATATCCAAGGTAGCCTGACCTATGCCAGCCGAACAGTTTGCGACGCTAGCACAGAGTACACTCAACGCTGGTATTTCAAATACGGATGTGTCTTTGACTCTGGTTTCGGCTACAGGGTTCCCTACTGTCCCACAGTTCCGCATCCGGATTGATAATGAGCTCATTCTGGTGGGTGCGGTGGCTGGGGCGGTATTCTCGAGCCTCACACGAGGGATTGAAGGTACAACTGCAGCGTCACATTCGGCTGGTGCTCAGGTCACGGATGCGTTGACAGCAGCAGCACTCGGTGGCTCATCTGATGCAGCAGCGGCTACACCTTCTCCACGCACTCTTGACCAAGTAACTTCTGGCAGCGCCGCCAGCTACGCAGCCTTGCAGGCACGTGTACCAGCGGCAACAGCCTCCAACAAGTTCCTCAGAGACAAGACCGGCGGTGTAGCTTGGGACACCGTACTCCCTGGAGACGTCGTTGCAGGTGCCGACGGGCAGACACTCCAGACGTTGTCCGGCGTGTCTCAGTGGGTGAATCTGGACTCAACAGCTCTGGTAGGGACAGTCACCAATGGCTCCCTGTACTGGAATGGTACAGCATGGGTCAACGCGAAGCTCACGGGTACGCAGCTTGACGCTGCGGCTGCAATCGCAAAGTCACAGCTAGCCTCGCTTGCCATTGTAGACGCAGACGTATCTGCAATCTCGGAGGCGAAGATCACCAACCTGACGGCTGACCTTGCTGCATCGCAAATCTATGCTGCAGAGCTAGCACAGCGTGGTTGGAAGGCGTGGACAGGCAGCCCCTTCACGGCAGCAGCGGCAAACCCACTCACTTCCCAAGCCGAGATTGTCGTCAAGGTGTGGCTGCCACTGGCTAGTTACAGCTTCACCGGGTGTGTCGTACAGGTCACAACTGCGGGTGGCACGTTGACTGCTGCGCAGAACCTTATGACACTCTACAACCAGGCTGGGACAAAGCAGGGCTCAACTGCAGACCAGTCTGCGATCTGGACTGCAACAGGGCCGTTCTACGCTTCCTTCGTCGGTGGGCCATACTCCCTAACTGGTGGTGTAGGTGCGTATTGCTGGGTTGGGTTCCTGTCGAATGGAACAACTCCGGCGGCGTTCCGCTGCCATATGGCGTCAAACACGATGGCAAACGCTGGTGCAGGTGCAATCCTCACGGGTGCAGCTCTCATGGCAGGGCGCACAGGCACAACAGTTACAACACCCGCGACGTTCACCCCGAGTGCTCTGAACGTCACTGCTGCATCATACTACTTTGTGGGTCTGTACTAGATGAGTGCTATTAGATGACCGTTGTCGCCTCCGACCTCTGCGAACGAACTGTAGCTGCGGGCAGCGTCGGCACGATGGATCTCCCTGTGGGGGGCACGTATACGTTGCGCCCTGGCGGTACCGGCAGCAACAGCCGGTACTCCTGCGATGGTCACAACATTCAGATTCACGGTATAGGCCAGCCGGCGTCAACAGACATCATGTCCCTCTCCACGGATGGTACCTTCGGCTGTCAGAATCAAAACTTCCTTACGGTGTTCGCATTGGACGCAGCGGCAGTTGGAGCTACGCAGACCTTGAGCTCCTATGGGCGATTCATCCCCACAAGTAGCGGTACGGCTTACATCGCACGACTCGCATTTGCCACCAGCGGCACCGTAACTCTCTTCTTGGACAAGGTAGTGGTAGGCACCAGTTCACTGGACTTGGTGGGAGCTGGTGGTGTGGTGTTGACTTCGAGCTACGTACCGGGGACGAAGATCAGTGTAAGACTCACGTGTAATGGATCTGCGATTGCTGCCAAGGCTTGGTTCACGGCGAACGCCGAGACAACCGCAGTAACACAGTCCGTCACGGATACAGCCATCCCCGGAGAAGGCGCTACACAGTGGCGTTTGAACCTGGCAACTGGGTCTACAGCAACCCCAAACTTGCTCATCGACTCGTGGTCTTGCGACAACATCAGCTACAGTCCGACCGTAGACACGATCACCAGGTATGGTGTCTCCAAGGGTCACCTCAACACGTATGATACTAACTTGCAGCAGCGGTACGTAAACACGGCTGCACTGATCTACGGGCCGAACAGCTACTTCCGCACGGATATCACAACATCCACCACAAATGGCAGTTGGGATTCCCGGCTGGCTGATTTCGAGACGTTCTGTGGGTACATGGCAGCGGCAGGAATCACCTTGTTCCCATGCCTGCACATGATTACGGGCACTACACAGCAGATTCCACTGCGGAATGGGCTCGTAACTGACCCTGTAGGGCTCAACGGTATGATGCCATTCTACACGATGTGTTACAACGCCGTACAGCTCCTGGGGCCAGGAGGGACAATGGCAACCACTCTCGGTAGTAGCTGGAAGCCTTGCTACCGATACGAGATTTGGAACGAGCCGAACACGACCTCTGGGAACGCCAACCGTCAGGACGACGCGTCTGGCACTATAAGTAATGGGTTCGCCACTGGTGGGCCGTTTGCACAGTTGGATATGTCCTACGCCGACATCGCGGAAATCCTCCGCTGTGGGGTGTTAGGCATCAGGGCCGCCGCGACGGCAATGGGCTTCTCAGCCTACATCTACGGGTTGGGTATGGGTGGTGTAGACGTCAGTTATCTCAAGGGCATAGTTGATTGGTGCGCATCTAACGGGTACACAAACCCTCTGACTACACTGGATGCTGTTAGCACGCACGTCTACCCAACGAATCCACCTATTGGGCCTGCAGGAACATACCCACCAGGAACGGACAACCCCACAGCTCAAAGCTCTGGACAGACTCGCCCGCGAGATTGGGCCACGCTAGCGACGTTGAGGCAGTATCTAGCCGCCTCTGGTGGGAGTGCATGCAAGATCGGCGTAACAGAGGGTGGCTACAGAGGGAATGATCTTCGGAATATAAACCGCACCGCGACTGTTACTGGCAGCAACTTCACGTTACCGGCCTCATCTATTCCTGTGGCGAGTACAGCTCTGTTCCCGGCTGCGAATGGGACGTTGTATCTAGAGCCTGCAACTGTGGTGTCTAATAGTGGATCTAGTATTACATTGCCAGCTTCGACAATCCCGTTGGCGGACGCCCGTGGGTTCCCTGCAAGTGGGAGTGTGTCGATCACAGCAGACACACGGTCGTGGACACAGACGGTGTCTTACACGAGTATCGTCGGCAATGTTCTGCAGGGTTGCTCTGGTGGCACAGGAACAATCCCTGATGGTTCGGCTGTCACCGGCAACCAACAGGTCTCATACAAAACTGTAGATCCTACGCATTTCCTGGGATGTGTTGGAGGCTCAGGAACGATTGGTGCCGGTACTGTATTGGAAACATGTACCGCAGGCAATATCTTCTACGCATCTCCTGACCGTGCGGCTGCGGATTCAAGTCCAGACCAGGCTACATGGAACATGCAGGCGCTCGACATGATTCAGCAGCATAACAGCTATTGGAATGTTGACATCCATATCCTCTACGAGCTTTTCGATGAGCTCTTCCCAACGGATGCTAACCTCGTCAACGTCGCTCTTGGAAAGTGCTATGACACCACAGATACCTCGAGGACTACTGCGCTCACGATGGGGTTCTGGAAGTCAACTGCGGTGCAAATGTCCCGCAAGATGGTGGAATACGGCCTGCATTCCTGGGGTGGTTCAACGCCAACACCTGCCGGCACTGTCAAGATCAACGTTAGTGGCAGCACGTTGAGAATCCATACTCCCACGTGAGTGATATACCAGTATAGTGGCTACGCCTGTAGGAACATCAGAGCTCGGGTTCGCCAGACTTGGAGAAATAGTCCTGGGCTGGGTACCCCCGCTGCTGTTCGAGACTGCAACAGCGTTTATGACGCTGACTCCAGGAGTCATCAAAGAAGGGCCTGTAGGCGCGGACACAGCAACAGCGACGATGACACTCAGACCTAGTGGGTTGATTTCCGGACACGTCTTCGACACACTATTAGATGGTGCGCTTGTTGCACACTACAACGGAGACATCGCAAATGAATTTGCAGCCACGATTGCTGGGCCACGCCCGCTTTCTGCCGTCCCAACGGCCAGGTATGCTGTGGGATACTTCGGCAGGGGTCATCCTGCTTCTTGATCGGACTGAATAGTGGAACCAATCCTCACACAAGGTACCGTCGAATATCTGTGGGTAGACGTTACAGATGAACTTGGTGTCCTCACAGACCTAAGCGCCGCGAGCCCCCGTTGTGATGTTGTACGCATGAGTGACAATGTCAAGCTGGTGACGGCACACGCTGCAGACAATATCGACGGTATGAGGGTGTACTTCCTGATTGATACAACCACAGGGTCTGGGCTGGTTACACCAGTAGTGCCGGTCAATGGCTGGTGGAGCGGTGGAGAATACAAGATGTACACGACCTTCTCGGTTGGCGCAGAGGTTCCACGCCTCGGGCCATTGAACTTTAGAGTGGACGCGAGTTGACCTATGCCAGCGAAATCACAGAAGCAGCGCGGGTTTATCTACGCAAGATTCGGCAAGGCATGGGCCAAGAAGCACCACTTCAACAACAAAGGCAAGCTCCCGGTGCGGGTGCGGCGGAAGCGCAGGCGCAAGTCTAAGTGAGTACGATCAACGCGACCACAGGCTACAGCCGAGAGACACTGTGGGATATGGTGGGTTACGAGCCACACGAGGCTCAAATGCTCATCCATGACTCGGCTGCACGTTTCAAAGTGCCCTGTTGCGGTCGCAGGTTTGGCAAGTCAACGAGTGCGATCCGGGACTTCTGGCCGGACTTCATGGAACGTGGCAGAACCTTCTGGCTAGTTGGGCCTACATACGAGCTGGGAGAGCGTGAGTTCGAGGTTCTGTATGACGACGTGATGAACTTCCCGGCAGCAATCAGGAATCGTTGTCAAATCTCATATTCACCAGCCGCCGGCAACATGAAGGTGCTGTTCCCGTGGCGTACGTTGGTGAAGGTGGTATCCGCAGAGAAGCCCAAGTCCTTGCTGGGCAAGGGGTTGTCTGGGGCTATTATGTGTGAGGCTGCGGAGCATGAAGAGATTACATGGACGAAGTACATTCGTCCTGCATTGGCGGATAGGCGTGGACGCGCTATTTTCCCCTCAACACCAAAGGGCTTCAACTTCTACTACCACTACCACAGGCGTGGTCTGCCTGGTTCCAACACATACGTCAGGGAAGCTCGAGAGTCTACGATCAACGCTGCAAAGGGTGCATACAGCGCGGGCTGGGAGAGCTGGCAGTTCCCGTCATGGGCAAACACACACGTGTTCTCTGGGCCTGATGATCCGGAGTTCGATGAGATCCGGGCCAACACGTCACAGGTCATTTGGGAACAGGAATACGAGGCCAAGTTCACGTCCTTCGAGGGGCGCGTCTACGATGAGTTCGATGAGCGTATTCACGTGACTGACCTCAGAGATGTAGTACGAAAGTGGCTGCCATTCTGGAAGAACTACTGGGGTGTGGACTTCGGATTCAAAAACCCGTTTGCGTGCCTTGACGTGATGGTCGATCCAGAGGACAACGTCTATGTCTGGCGAGAATATTACGTGTCCGGTGTGCCGACAATCATTCACTGCGACCGTCTACGACAAAGAGACAACCCTCCAGGCTTCCACGTTGATTGCATTTTCGCAGATCCCGCAGGTGCAGATGGAGTTGCTACATTGCAGCTCAAACTCGGACAAGTGTTTGCTCGCAAGGTCGGATGGCTTCAGGGTGTTGAGCAGTTGAAGGTACTGTTCCGCGGGCACAAGACCGACGATGGGGAGACGATCCCACGTATCTTCATTGATAGATCATGTGTGAACCTGATTGGAGAACTGAACACGCTACACATGGTCGAGAACAAGAAGCCGAGCTCACAGAACTCGAAAGAGCAGCAGCATACACACAACGACCACGCCTGTGACGCTCTGCGGTACTTCTGCAATGAATATTTCGTCCTGGGAGCAGGCACGAGGTTGAGCGACATCAACAAGTACGCAGATCAGATGGGCAAGGTTGGAGATACCATCTTCACGTATGACCAGGCACCATTCACGATGGACGCGGAGCCAATCAGGTGGTAAGCGTGTCTAAGAGCACAAAATGGTAGTTGTAGAATCATCTCAACAGGTTGCACAGCGGTTTGTGCATGACGCGCAAGGGGATCTGGTTCCAAGTCCGTCCGCGTTCCTGGAGCGTGGTGTCAATTCACCATTCCCGGCGACGCCGATCGAATACAACGGTGACCTGTTCCCACGAATCATAGCTCTACGCACATACGAGAAGATGAAGCGCAACGACGCACAGATACGTGCGACTCTGCGTGCGGTGAAGATCCCGGTGTTGGGTGGCGACTGGTACGTCGAGCCGGCAGATACATCCGACGCCGAGAAGCAGTTGAACGCTGACGCTGCCGAGTTTGTCGAGTTCAACCTGTTTGAAAACCTGACGATCACGTGGCAGCAGCTCATGCACCATATCCTCACGATGCTGGACTATGGTTCCTCGTGGGTTGAAACTGTGTATGAAGTGAAGGGTTGGCGTCCACAGCGCCAGTCCAGTAATTCACGAAATTTTGTGATGCTACGAAAGCTGGCACCACGGCCTGCAGTCACGATTGCAGAATTCCTCTACGACCCGGAGGGTGGGCCTGACGGGATCGTACATGAGGCTGTAGATCCTTCCCAGGCCGAGCTACCAGGGCTGGGATTCCCAGGAGCTAGCACCGAGAATCAGGTATATATCCCGATTGAGGATATGCTGGGGTTCGTCTTCGATCAAGAGGGCGGCAACCTGGAAGGCATGAGTATCCTCCGGACGGCCTACCAGCATTGGTACTACAAGTCCAACCTGTACAAGATCGACGCCATCCAGAAGGAACGTCATGGTATCGGTATCCCAGATATCGAGCTGCCTCCAGGATACGACCAGAACGACCTGCAATATGCAGCCAACATGGCCAGGAACATTAGGACTAATGAGCGTGCCTTCATCCTGCGCCCGCAAGGTTGGGTTGTGGGGTTCGCCAAGGTCGAAGGACAGCTCACGGATGCATTGAAGAGTGCAGAACACCACGACATGATGATCGCACGCAACGTGCTTGCGTCGTTTATCAACGCGACTGGTGGGTCATCTGGAGCGGGCGCTGGAGGCAGCAGAAGCAATAGCGCAGTGGCGATGGATCTGTTCTTGAAGTCTCTGCGAGAAATTGGTAACTTGGTCTGTGATGTCATCAACAAGTATTTGATCCCCAAGCTCGTCAGCTACAACTTCCAAGTTACGCGGTACCCGAAGCTGAAAGTACGTGGCATCGGTGAAGCACGGAACCAGCAAGAGCTCTCCACAGTGGTTCGGAACCTGGTATCGGTGAACGCACTCAGCATGGACGACTCCACAGAGAAGTACCTGCGAGAAGTCTTCGATTTGCCGGCGGTGTGGGATAAATCTAATGTTAGAATCAATGACGCGCTACTGCACGTCTGGGGTCAGCTCAACGCTGCAGATCCAAGTGGAGGCACAGCACAAGCACCGAAGCCACAGCCCACAGCGAAGCAGCCCACACCAGCGACGGTGCCAAAGCCTAACGCCACACGCGGAGCAACGACAGGCAACATGCCAAAGGGGACGACTCAGGGATGACGTACATGTATCCATACGACGCAATCCAGATGGGCATGAACGACATCCCGGAAGGGTACTTGATTGCGCGTACACAGGAGCCTATCCCGTTCCTGCCTATTCATCCATTGAAAAACGACGTGGACAGGAGCGTGTTCGATGATGTTCCGCCACCGCCAGACATCAGACCTTGGTATGTCAAAGATGGCTTCGGAGTTTAGCATTTAGAGTATAACCTAAAGGAGGACGCATGGCGCGACAAGCAGGTAACAGGCTCACGGGGATTCCGTCTACAGACAAGGGCGGGAGTGTGAAGCGCGGGAGTGCGCCTGCGGGTCTGCGTCCTACCAAGGATGCACGCATGCCCGGAGGCAGTGGGAACGCCGATCTGAGGCCGGATCACTTCTCCGGTGGAGTGCCAACAGGGAACTCAGCTTCACCACGGCTGGGTGGTTCGACTACGGGCCCGCTTGCAGGAGCGAAGGCAGTTCCACCGGCAGCAGGACTTGGCGGAGCCACCCGTGTGGGGGGTGCTGCACGGAGTTCCGGCTCTGGAGGCAAGAACAAGATTCAGCCGCCAGCAACGGGATTGGGGAAGGGCTATTAGCCTATGGATGAGATCCTCTTCACGATGCAGAAGTTCACCGTCGATGACTCCGAACGAGTCTGGGTGCATGCGTTCCCGTATAGGACGTATGAGCACCCACTGTATGGCACCGTCACCTTCACCCGTGAGGACGCCAAGGAGATGCAGGAGAACTTCACGGCGAACGTGATGGAGCAGGAGCTGTCTTTCAACTACGAACATGGGTTGGATAAGGCCAAAGGCAACATGGCTTCCGGTTCGGTTACTGCTGTTGACGTCAGGGATGACGGCATGTGGATTGAGGTAGAGCCGACCAAGACCGCGTTGCAGGAAATCAGAGAAAGGGCGTGGAAGTATGCGTCGGTAGAGAGGTTCAAGGAGTGGGTGCATCCAGCATCCAAGAAGGTGTTCAAGAACGTGTTGCGCGGAGGTGCGTTTACCAACTACCCGTTCAACAAGGGTGTGGCACCGCTCAACTTCTCAGAACTGGCGCTACTCGAAAAGGAGCCAAGCGTTGTACCAGACAAGGAGCAGAAGATGGATCTGAAAGAACTGGCCAAGAGGCTTGGTCTTCCGGAGGCTGCAACAGAGGCAGATGTCAACGCCAAGCTCGAAGAGCTGGCAAAGATGCCTGCTGCGGTCGAGACACTGACGCAGGAGTTCTCCGACTACAAGACCAAGCACAAGGATGCGGGCATCAAGACCGAAGACATCCAGAAGTTCAAGGATGTCGAGCCTGAGCTGTACGCGGAGATTCTGGCTTCGCGGCACGAAAGGCTGGACAGGGAGGCCGAGAAGTTCTCCGACAACTTCACCACTGAGGACGGGCGTGTGCTTTCGCCTGAGTGGTCGGAGCGGGTCAAGCAGGCGTATCTCAAGCACAGCGCCGGCGAGATGACCATGCAGGAGTTCTCGGCGACGATGCTCGAGGCCAACACCAAGGGACTCGTCAAGATCGGTCGTGAGCGTGGATCTGCTCGGCGTGAGCAGAGCGGTGACCAGGAGTTCGCGGACGTGCAGAAGATGGTGCAGCAGTTTGCGGATCTGTCGCTGGCCTACTCCAGAGAGCACAAGGTCAGCTACGACGAAGCCATGCGGGCTGTGGGTCTGGAGAAGCCAGAGCTGGCAGACGCATACGACAGGATCGAGATTCCGGTGCTGACGGGAGGGGGTGACGAATAATGCCGAATGATACCTTCAATCCAGTGATGGCGAAGGGCTATGACGCTGCCGCAGCCATCACCAAGTACCGCGCTGTCAAGTTCTCCGCAGATCAGACCGTTACACCTGTGACCGCAATTACGGACAAGGTTGCAGGCATCGCTGTGGACGGCGTGACGGCCACTGAGATTACCAAGGGCAAAGGTTGCCCGGTCATCTCCAACGGGCGTGTGCCTTTCGAGGCAGATGCAGCTTGCGCCGCGGGTCAGCAGCTTGCAGTTTCAGCCTCGGTCAACGGTACGCTTACCCCTCTGGGTACTGCTGGTGCAGGAACAATCGTCGTCGGACTGTGTGTTCTGGGTGCAGCAGCACAGGGCGCACGCGGAACCGTCGAACTCACACCTGGCGCATAGGAAGGAGGCGAAAACTAAATGCCATTCTACGACGCAAGAGCAATCTACGCTGACCCTATCCTCACCAACTTCTCGTTGGGGTTCCAGGATCAGCAGTACGTTGCTTCTAGGCTGTTCCCGATTACTCCTGTAACTCTGCCTTCGGGTAGGTACAGGACTTTCGACCGCAGCAACTGGGTTGCCTTCCCGGATCGACGTGAGCCGGGTACGTGGGCCAACGAGGTTCGCGGTGGAAAGTGGTCTGAGGACACGTTCTCCACCAAGCAGCACATGTTGCAGGCTGCAGTGGACGACCAGGAAATCGAGAACTACAACGCCGCCGGCCAGAACGCACAGGCAAACCTGTTCGCTGGCATCGACCCTGCGCGTGACGCTGTGAATCTGGTCACGCGGTCACTGCTCATCAGCTACGAGGTCGCGTGTGCCAACATGGCACGTAACGCGGCCAACTACGCTGGTTCGCATACGACCACCAAGTCAGGTACAGGTCAGTGGACAGATCCGGGCTCAGATCCGATGGCGGACGTCATCGCCGGGATGCGGGCGATCTACACCGACATCAACTACTACCCGAACGTGATGATCTTCCCTTGGGACGCTTGGATCACGCTTGCGAACCACCCGAAGCTCATTGCAAGGTACCAGTACACCCAGGCACAGTATGACCCGGAAGCTGCACTTCGGCTCTTCACCGGGTTCGATGGCGACATTGTCGTCACAAATGCTGTGTACAACACCGCGGACAACATCGACACCACTGCAGTGATGACGAAAATCTGGGGTAAGGACGTCATCATGGCCAAGGTGGACGATGTTCCTGGACAGCAGACGCAGACGTATGCCAAGACCTTCTGTCAAATCTTCCCGGACGGCAACGTTCGGCAGGCTTGGCAGTGGCGTGAAGAGGCACGAACGTCCACCGTCTACCGTGTCGGTTGGCGTTGGGATCTCAAGCTGACGCAGGCGCTGGCAGGATACCTCATCAAGAACGCCGTTCCGTGAGAAAGGAGGGATGAACCAACATGGCTGATGAAGAACTCGTACTCGCGTCCAAGATCGAGGACAGCGAGGAGGATCCACATTCGGTTACAGGTGTATCTCCACGTGTGATCGCAGAACGAGGCGATCCCCTGCCGTCGGAGCTGTCGGATCAGGAAGAGCAGTTCAAGAAGGATGGACTGCTTGTGCCGAAGTCCATGCTTCCGCTTGAACCCGGGGAGACGACTGACGACATCATGTCCTCGTCGCTGACAGAGCAGGAGGCTCTCGAGCACATTCGGGAAGTGGAAGAAGACGAGGGTGGAGAGACAGACGGCACCAAGGAAGTGAAACAGGCTCTCGGTGTTCCTACTGAGGACGAGCTGAAGCAGCAGGACAAGGACAAGGCAAAGCCTGCACCAACGCAGACTGCTGCCAAGCCGGCTGCAGGAGCCAAGAAGGAAAACGGCTGATGCCAACGCCATCGGCACTCGCTAATGCTTCTGATGCCAATATGTTTCTGGACAGTGATACTCTGAGTGTCACCGACCAGAACGACCAGAAGGAGCAACAGGAAGCTGCAAACATGATTACGGGCTACCTGTATGGGCGAGTGCCGGTGGCGGCGATCAACGCATGGACTGCCAACCTGGGAGCGGTGCCACCTATCATCCGTGGCATCGCTGGGCGGTTGGTGGCTGCGTTTCGTTATAGGGCGAAGTATTCTGAGAGTGAAAATGAAGTGTCGCCTTATGCCTCGAAGCTCTACAACGAGGCGATCGCCATGCTGAATGCCATCGTGCGTGGTGACCTCATCATCCCGGAGCTGGTGGATGCAGGTCAAGATGTGAGTGATGTCCACATCACCGAGGCGTACTTCTATCCGAATGACAGTAGTGGACTCGATCCCATCTTCAATGTGGAGCGCACGTTCTAGTGACGGCTTTTGAACCTACCCATACGACGCCAGGTGGCGTAGAACTCGACCTCCACTGGCAGCCTGACCTGCGGATTGTGGCTGCGCAGTTCGACCAGTATGCGGAAATGGTCAGCAACTTCGCGGTGCCACTGGCAGAGGTAGCTGTGCTTGCGTCTAAGGACGCAAGAGCAAGGTTTGAGCGTGAAGGGTATGCGTCCCCTGGTGATTGGCCCGATTGGAGTGACGATTACAAAGCAATACGTGACCAGCTCCCAGGTGAAGGCACGACGATCCTCGATTTGACTGGTCGCATGCGTGCGCACGCATCAGATCCGGCTTCATATGAAGTGGATGTTGCTGGAGGCTTCTCCGCTGGCTTCGGAGAGCTGCACTACGTGCCGGACTCTGAGCTTGATTACTACCACCAAGAAGGCACGAGCAAGATGCCTGCACGTCCGTTTATTGGGTTGGCGTCTATTTCACAGTCCATGATTGCCTTCGAGCAATGGCTTGATGCCGTCTTTGCGGACTTCGGTACAGGAGTTCGGCCTGGGGAATCTATGGTCGTATTGCCGGGTGTCGGTATCAGGTTCAGGGGTGCTGGCGGCAAATTTGTTTCGAGCAAACGGTGAATGGCATATTTCACAGACATCGACCAGGTCGGAACGTACTTGGAAACGCTGTTGAAGGCGCACATGAACACGTTCACGCCGCCAGTCAAGAACGTCGAGTTCGCACGAGACTCGTCAACGCTGGGCTGGCCGTGCATCACGATCCTGGCAGGCGTTTTGAGGCGCACGCCTTTGGCCACAGGACTACAGGTAGACTTGGCGTTCAACATGGCGATTTACGTGATGCATGCACCATTGGGCATGGGATTAGAGGCGCGATCCTACGAGGATTTGAAACTCGCAGCACAGGTTCGGAACCTCCTACACGCGAACACGAGGCTTCCTGATGTTGGAGGTAACCCACAAGTGGTGCAGTCCTGGATTGGTGACGAGTCACCGAGAACCTTGGCAACACGGAAAGCACCACAGGTTGTCTCAACACAACTGTTGTGGTACGCAACTTCACGAGGGAGAATAGCCTAATGTACAGCATCGCGTTTCACAATGAGGCGTTTGACAAAGATGTAGAGGTGTCTGTTCCTATGTTCCCCGTCACACTCAAGAACGGGCACACCGTCAGCATCAGCAAGGAGCAGGTCGAGGAGTACGAGGCAAAGACGGGAAACAAATTCGAGGAAGTGGCGTCAGGCATCTACGGCGCAAAGGTCACCAAGAAGGAGGGTAAATAATGCCTGCTGGACTCGGTGCAGGTGGTGCCATTGGCGTCGCGCTAGAGACTGCCGCCGCGCCCGGCACCTGGGTTACACCCGCGATTTGGGTACCTGTTCTCAACGAGAACATCAACTACACAGAAGCACGATACTTCTCGGAGGCGATTCGTCAGCAGACGATTGACCAGGCCGCCAAGAGAGGTTACTACCACGTCGAGGGAACATTGGGCTTGGAACTCGACACGAGGACTTTGCCATACTTCCTTCATGCATCACGGATGGGAGTTGTAAAGACGGGTGCAGCCACACCCTGGACGTACAACTATTCTCCCGCGTCGGGCGCAACGATCCCGGCGACCAACAGGACGCTGTCCATTACCCTGCTGCGAAATCAGACGTGGTTTGCATACACGGGCTGCGTGGTCACGAACTTCGACATTACCATCAACAACGGCATCCTCGAGTTCAACCCGACCATCATGGGTACCACAGATGTGGCGGCGGGTGTAATTACTCCGACGCCAACGCCGGCCTGGACTCCTGCACAGATTCTCGGTGCAGAAGCGCATTCCATCGCTGTTGGTGATGGCGCTCTGTTGTCGCCCGTAGCTGGTGTCACGGCAATGGCTAGCGCGACTGTCGATCAGACGTTCAACGGCTTCACGTTCACGTCCAACGACAACGGTGCGGCCCAGAATCGTATCAACCAGTCACGTGGGGCAGCATACATCAGCTTCGGCAAGACCGAGGCGTCAGTGACTACTCAGTTGGATTTCGCCAACAGGACGGACTACGACCACTTCGAGAATGCAGACAGCAAGCGGTTGCAGTTCATCTCCAGCAACGGCGCAAGCGACAAGGTTGTCATCAACATCTACAACTCCGTGTTTGAAAGCTACGGTGTCCACTTGGGGGCAATGGCTGATCTGGTCATGGCTGACAGCGTGTTCCACGTTCTCGCATCTGGGGGAGCCAACCCTGGATTCGACATGAACGTCGTCAGCACTACCAGCCTCATTGTTTCCTAACAAGAGAAAGGGCTAGCAATGCCAAAGGCCACAGTTTCCACCGACGCGACAACGTACGAGCTCAAGAGTTTGCCCGGAGGCTACGTCAAGATCCGGGCACTCTCATATGGGAAGAAGAAGGAACGCGCAGACTTGGCGGGTCGCATGTATTCATCGCTGCCTGAGCGTCCTGGGATGAAGTCCAAGGACGACAACAAGCTATTCATGGAAGCGGTGAACAGAGCATCAACACACTTCGACTTCTCCAACTGCGTCGTTGAACACAACTTGGAGAATGACGACGGCTCTATGCTGAACTTCCAGTTGGAGGGCACGCTGGATATCCTCGACCCCCGTGTGGGGGGTGAGATTGAGAACCTGCTTGCTCGTATCAATGGTGACGATGAGGACTTGCGGGATTTTACCGCATTGCTTTCCACCTCGTCTCCAGCCAACGACGGAGAAGCGAAGCCTCAGCCGGCCTCGAAAGACTAGACGTTCTCCTGACAGCAGAAGAAGCGGAGGTACAGTGGTGGGTGAACCTCGGGGTTACCTGCAGAACCCTCCACTGTTTGCCGTACGCGGGAGGCTGGCTTGACCAGCCTTCATACACGGCTAGGCGATTGGAAACGGTGTTCAGTGTCCTCGACGCTGTTGACAGCATCGAACATCGGAAGCAGATGGCAGAGGCCAAACGTGGTCATTGAAGTGAGCAGAGCAGAAAATGCCTAGCGCACGAGAGCTGTTCATCATCGTACGCGCGAATGACGAGGCCAGCCGTCAGCTCCGGCAGGTCGGCAGTAACTTGCGTTTCCTGTCGAAAGAGACAGACTTCGCGGCCGCACGCACTCGACAATTCGCAGCACAGCAGCAGTTCTCCGCTCGTCAACTGGCATTGCAAGCACGCCAGGCTAACCTGAACCGACAGCTTTTTGAACACGTCAACGAGGCAGGGCAGAAGGTACCTGCCCTTCTTGACGTGCAGACGGGCCTCGCCCAACAGAAACTGGATCGTCTAGGGAAGGCACGTATCCTCGCAGAGCAGAGGTACACGTCCTTTGTGCAGCGCCGTGGTGAGATGGAACAGGCGGTGTATGCGGCCTCGGCGAAAGCACAAGAGGAACAGCTTGCTCAGTTCAAGAAATCAGAAGAATACATGGCAGCGGCACCAGGCTCTCGTGGTGGCCTGGTTGCTGGGGCTAAGGGACGTCTTGCACAACAGGCTGCATTGTTTGAGGGTAGAGCTCTGCAGAAGATCGCCCAGGACGAAACACGGCTACAATTGGCGTCGGAGAGAGCTGGTGAAGCCTTTATCCAGCAAGGCATTGCATCGGAGAAGCTAGCTCTATCGGTAGATGCTGCCAAGGCTTCCTTGAGCCAAACGACATCACAAATGAGACAGAACTCCATTGCTGCAGAAGAAAATGCAGCAGTGCTGAGAAAGCTGCGCCAGCAGGAACTCATGGTGTTGCCGAACAAGTTGGCGGGTGCGGGACGAGCTGCATCATTCCTTGGTCAGAACCTCCAGTTTGCTGGTGGTATTGGTCTTGCAGGACTAGGCTTCGCTGCTAACTCGGCGGCTGCTCTGCAGACTAGCACACAGCTTGCAGCTACGCAGGCTGGTTCATCCTTGGCGACAATTGAGAAAAAGGGTAACCAGGCGTTTGATGCCATCATCAAGCAGATGCAGCGGTTCCCGGCGACTTCTCAGGAGATGAGCCAGTCGCTGTATGACATCTTCTCTGGCACGAACGTGCAGGGTATCGCCAAAGGCACGGCCCTGCTCGCACTGTTCAACAAAGCTGCCGTTGGTGGCCAGGCATCACTGAACACGGTCACGCAGGCAGGACTGACAGTGATGAACGCCTACGGGCTCAAGGTCAGTCAGATGCCGAAGATTATGAACCAGATGTTCTCGGCTGTGCGTTTCGGACGTACCAACATGGAGGACTTCGGAAATTCACTGAATCAGTTGGTGCCTGCATTTGAGTCTGCAAACCAGTCCACAATGGTCATGTTCGGCTCACTGGCGTTCCTAACGAGACGTATGCCATCTGTCCGTATGGCTGCAACTTCGCTTGCACGGGCGACGGAGGTTCTCGGCAACGCAGCATTTGTCAAGGGTATGCACCAAGCTGGCGTGGAGATAACCAACGCTCATCATGCGCTGTTGCCGCTGCCAGAGGTCATCGGACGCATCTTGCAGAAGTTCCCACAGCTTGGCAGGGATGCCAACATCCAGAACTTCATCAAGACTATCAGTGGTATGAGTGGCACTATCCAGGCCCGCCGTGCGTTGACGTTCCTGTTCCGGGACTTTGGAGCCTACCAGAAGATGTTGCACCAGGTTTCTGGAGACACGAACGAGTTTGGTCGCTCATTCTCGGCAATGACCAAGACACAGGGCAACCAGTGGAAAGTGTTCATCAACAGCATGAAGGCTCTGTGGCTGGAGCTGGGTAAAGCTGCGATTCCAACACTGGTCGGCATGAGCAAGCCTATAGTTGCTATAACACACCAGCTCGAGAACATGAGTCCTCAAACTAAAAGCATGATTGGTCAATGGGCGGCCTTGTCGGCTGCAGGCTTGCTTCTAATGGGTACGTTTAGCCGCATTGTCGGTATCATTTTGAGCTTTAGTAGCACTATGATGATTCTCAACCAGCGGTTGGCAATCTCAGCATCAATAGGACGGTTGGTTACGTTTCTAAGAATGGCACAAGTAGCCTTTGTGTCTGCTGGTGGTGGGGCTGCTGGACTTAGAGCAGGGTTGGCGACGTTAGCAACTACGATTGGGCCTGGATCGCTTCTTCTAGTTGGACTTGCAGCCGTAGGTGCTGCTGTATACATTCTGAGCACGGAATCTGACGACGTGCAGAAACACCTTGAGGCGCTGGGTAACACGATGAAGAGAATCAACCAGCTACCTCCACTAAGGGCTGGCCCTGCAGTTGATAGAGGACTCATCCAGGCTGGTGCGAACGCACAGTATTTCCATGAACAGCTCGGACAAGTCCATGAGCAAATGCAGAACTTCCAGCCCGCGGTCGGTGGTCGTCTAGGTGCCACACAAGCACAGTTGGCGACTGTTAGCATGGTTGGGAGAGCGAAAGAACTCGACCAGGCCATCAAGTTGACGTGGAAACAGCAGGAAGAACTCAACAAGAAGGTCATCCAGGGTGCGAGTGCCTACAACAGGTTGCATGATGCCGCTAAGAAGGCATTGGAGCCCCAACGAAGTCAGTTGCAGACGAATGTGCTCAACATGTTCAAGATTTCGGATCAGGGTGTAAGATCCACTGTACAATCGCTGTCTCAGATGACTGACACGGTACTCGGCGCAAAGGTGATCGCGCGAGTTCAAGAGTTAGGCTCAAAGGGTAGGATCACGCTCCAGCAGATAGCATTCGCTACACACCAGCTAGCTTCACGAGATTACCTGGCTCATTTCCTACGTCTGGATCCGAAGCAGGCTCTAAAGGCAATGGCAGAGATTCAGGCCAAAGGCCGGATGATAAAGTTGCCCCCGGTCAAGGTTCATGCCGATACAAGAACTGCCAACAAGAATTTAGACGCTCTCAAGCAACAATACACACGGAATGCTGGCATAATGAGTAAGCCTATTGGTATCCATGTGTACCTGGACACGGCCACACTTGCCGGAGACTTCGCCACGATGGAGTCTGATGCCGCTGCAGCAGCAGGGATAGCTGCTGCAAATATGAAGACCGTGTTCAACGAACGATTCAAGCGAGGGTCACCATCCAAGTGGATGATTCGGCTCGGCCAAGATTTGATGACTGGGCTTGTACAGGGTATTGCAAGCAAGAAGGCGGACTTCAAGTCTCAGGTGCAATCCGTGGCACAGGCTATCTCTACAGCATTTGACGATGTCAAAAGCACGGCTGTAAGTGCTATGGGTACGCTATTTAGTGGTCCGCTGTTCGGGCCAGGAGCGGGGACACCTAGCTTCCAAACCAAAATGGACTTCGGTGCGAAGCTCTCATTTGGGGATGTAAGTGGCGACTTGAGAACACAAGTCTCTCAGTTCCGCTCTTGGCGGCTTGCACTGCAGCGGTTAGCTGCGGACGGGTTCCCACCAGGACTCATTCAACAGCTCATGGCACTTGGTCCTGCAGCAATGCCAGAGGTTCTTGCACTCGTCCACGCCACACGGGGACAGCGGAAGTCGTTCGTCAGGCTGTACAGACAGCAACAGGGAGAAATCAACAGCATGACTCGCTTCGGTATGTCGGAGCAGATGAAAGTGTGGAAGCAGATGGGCAAGAGCGTAGCTTTCGGCTTCTTGGCTGGGCTTAGGAGTGAGTCACCAGCTATTGTGCGCTACCTGCGGAAGCTGATGCAGGAGTTGTTCCACACGGTGCAGCATCACAACAAGTCACATTCGCCTTCCAGGCTGTACTTCCAGGAGGGCGTGAACATGATGACTGGCCTGCAGATGGGTATGGATAGCGTCGGCGTCGTTGTCCCCGGTGTGGGGTTTGGATCACGGGGGGCCGGGGGCGTCCAGTACCATTACCATCAACACCTCCAGAGGTCACCAGATACATCTGAGCGTGCGTTCCTGCGTATGGCTCGCTGGGATTATGAGCGGCATATTCCAAGGCGGCGTGGGTGATCGAGTCCATCACAGTGTTGGGCACGAACGGCTCCCAGGTGCAATTGAATCTAGCGGATAATGTTTACACGATCGAGACCTTCGACGTGACGTACGACGCACGAAGTGACGACACCGACAGAGTACAGGAGCATGGTACGTGGCCGGCCTTCGATTATATCGAGACAATGCATGTGAGCATCGAGGGCAAGATCAATGCGAACAACGCTGGTGACTATTGGGCTAAGCGGCGCACGTTCTTGGCTCCATTTACGCCTGTGCCTGAGAAGGGTATTCGGACTACGTGTAGGCTGTTGGCAGCGTTCACGGATTTCCCAGAGGTTGTCCAGTTGGACTGCAACCTCGATGGCAGCCGCCCGGCTGTGCCGATGACTGTAGATATCCCTGCAGTTACACAGTATCAGATCAACTTGAAGGCTCGTGACCCTCGGTGGCTTGGAGAGCTGGTACAAACTCTGAGTCTTGGGATACCTGCTAGCGGTGCTCCTGGGTTCACTGTTCCATTTACACTGCCGATCACACTTACGGGTGGCAACAGCCCTGTGAACTCTGTGATGAATGCTGGTGACGTGGTCACGTACCCAGATATCATCATTCCAGGGCCGTGTTCAGACCCATCACTAACTGTGTTTCGGCCTGATGGCAGCAGTGAACAGTGGGCTCTGCAGAACATCTTCATCCCACAGGGGCAGGTTATTGAGGCAGATTTCCAGGCTACAACTGTCATTTTGAACGGGCAGTTCAATCTGTACTCGAAGCTGGCACCATCATCCGTGTGGTGGCGTTTAGATCCTGGTATCAACCAGGTTGAGTACAACGCCGTGAACACGACCACGGACACTCCGCCAGCGCAGATCAACTGGCAAAATGCGTACATGCTTTAGCTAAGGAGACTTCATGGCCTCACCAGCAACGGTGAACGGAGACATCAACTTCCTTGGGTCGGGAACGTATACCGGCGAGGACTTGCGCTCCGTTCTATCGGACAACGTGGCGATTGGAGCTGTTGATCGGGGTAGCTTCAAGGTTCTATCCTCTGCAGGACTGACCCTTACTATCAGCCCTGGCACTGCATATGTGCGCCAGCCTGGAGATGGCACAGCATATGTGGTTTCGCAGTTCAACACGCCTCTCCAGATCACGTTAGATACTCCTGCGCCCTCGGGCAACCCAAGAGTGGACTCGTTGTACTTGCAGATAGCCGATGGCTCTGCCTCTGGAGACACGAGCAACCAGTTCACAGGACAGGTAATCCCGCTCACGGGAGCTCAGGCAGCTTCGGCTACGTTGGACAACAGGAACGGTGCGCTAGACCCACGTACTAACCTCGCAGCATCACCGGCGTACATTCCGTTGGCGGATATCATCGTGAATGCAGGCGCAACGTCTGTGTCGAATGCGAACATCCGTGATCGCCGGCCAGTTTCACTTGGTGTGCCGACGCCTACGACTGACGTAGACCAAGCAAATATGGCATTCTCTCCAGCAATCCCCTTCGGGCGGCACACGATTGTAGGGGCGGACTACGCGCAGAACCAGGTAGCTGTGTTGACGACGTTGAACCGTAGGATTCCGGCTACCAAGCTCCGATGGTGCTATTGGGAAGATCCAACAACGCCTATCTCGAGCGGTGTAGGCTGGCGGTTCGTTATCTGTGGGGGTGATGGCTACAAGATCGCAGACACTGGAATTGTGCTTTTCACTGGCACGGCTGGTACCGCCCCACACATTGTCCAGAACCTGACGCTTCCATATGCAGGCTACGTGTTTGAACCTGGTCAGTATTACACGTGGTTTGGACTCGGCGGAGCTACATCGGGCATGACTGCCTATTGGGTCGGTACGTCTCTCGGCTTCACTGGTGGCTCCAACGACCAGACTGTAAGAGGCTCGACAGTTCCTGCGACGAATCACGCCTTCGCAGCAAATACGGGTGGAACTGCATTCCCGACATCTGGCAACATCCTGGGTATGGCGGATCTGGCTGTGTCGGGGATTTCCAATCCTGTGCTGCCTTGCCCGGTGTATACACTCAGCACATAGTGTGGCAATTACAATCACCATCACGAACCCGGTACCGAATGAGTCTGTACAACAGGCTACAATTCCGGTTCTTTGTACGATCACAACTGATGCCCCTGGCGCAACGATCACGGCATCGACGGTATCCACCAATGGTGGTACCCCGCTCGGGCTCATCTACAACGCGAGCTCAGGATTGTACTCGAAAACTGTTGCAATTCCTAATGGTGCAGTTACGTGCGTCGTCAGGGCAACAGATAGTACGAGTGCAACTCAGTCGGCAACAGTACGCTTCACGAATGGTGGAGGCGCTGCGTTACAGCCCCCACCGCTGGTCAACATAACCAGCCCTGGTGAGGGCGATGTATTTGGACAGGCACAGCTCACAGCATCAGCAGACGTAGGGAGTCCCGTTGGTGTGGACAGCAGTAAGGTAGAAATCTCGGTAGATGGCATCAGTTGGGTGTCGATGGCTCTACCGCCACCGGGAGGTAGCGGATAGTGGCAACACGCGCGGCGAACTTGGTAGGTAATCTCAGAGGCTTGACGATCCCGGCATCTGGCGTCTACGCGGGTGCAGAAGATGCAGATGCAAACAGAAACTTCACGGGCACGCTGGGTATCGAGACACAGACCGGACGACGTATGGCGATCCGACGACACCACTACTCATGGCTCACAGTAGCTCCTGGTGGAACAGAGAATGCAGTTGCTACGCTAAGGAACCCACGCGTTCTTAGCATGGTAGGGTACAGTGGTGCTGGGAGTTTCCCAATCAAGCAGACCAATGACGGGCATGGCAGCACGCATAGTGGAGATACAGCTACGGTTGCAGGACACCAGGGCATGGATAGGATCACCGCTGGTGAGTTCGACACAAAGTATTTCATTCCATGCGCCAAGGCAGTAGCAGCTATTGGTGACCCGGTACTGGTAAACCTGTGGTATGAGTCCAACGGCTCACACAATCCGTATTGGCCTGGCTTCCAGGGGACAATAGGAACTGTACTTGGCACTAGAGGAACTGGCGAGACGACCTATGTGAATGCTTGGCGGCACGTCGTAAGTGTGTTCAGAGCACAGGGTGCCAGCAACGCAATCTTTGTGTTTGCACAGCAGACAGTACAGAACTACGGATTCTATCAGAACTTGTGGCCTGGAGATGATGTTGTTGACGTGATGATGGTGGATCTGTACCGCAACACGTTCAGGTCTAGGTGTCTCAACCCTGGTACCACCGGCGGTGGTGTCAACTCCCAGGATTACTACCTGTTCTCGCAGGGAACAGCTCTAACTACTGGACAAGCCACGTCGCTCAACAGGGCGCACAACGTCGCAATCTGCTTCGGCATCGCAGAGGCAGGACTGCGTGACGGTCAGGGCTACCAGGATGTAGCTGCTGCTGGCGGCGATGGTCAAACATACTACAAGAACGCAGACAACGGGAACGATGGCGTCGCCAAGCTGCAGCAGGACATGAAGGACTTCCCGAACACGTGTTTTTATATCCACTGGAACGAGCTGGGGTCACCGGCGCTGTCTGGTACGGGTAACTACATCGACAAGCCTGCCGGTGCGTTGCCACGGTACAAGGCGCTGTATAACGACTCGTACTATGGACTGTTCTACGGCGGTACGGCTGTAAATCAGCCTCCGACGTTGGTGACGGCCCCCGTGACAGACAAAAACCCCACAGTGGGGACGGCCACGACAACAACTCCGGGCACGTGGAATGGGTCGCCAGTCCCCACCGAGACATACCAGTGGCAGTCCTCGGCGACACAGAACGGTACGTACGCGAACATCTCAGGGGCTACGTCGCAGAGCTACACGCCGGTTACAGGAGATGTGAGTAAATTCCTGAGATGCCAGGTGACTGCAGCAAACGGGGTGAGTCCGAACGGGGTGGCTGTAACAGACCCTACCAATGCCGTCGTCGCCGCAGGCACTAGCGGGGCGTTACAAACAGCGCCGACGGCTAACGTCCCCGACTACAGCAGCACCGCATGGACACCAAACAACAATCTAGCCGGTCGTGTGCATGGCATTGTTGAGCTCAATAACGTCGTCTACGTGAGTGGCGACTATGACACGGTGACAGATCCAAATGGCACGGTGCATAGCAACATGCCATATTTGTCGGCGTATAGGATGGATACGGGCGCTGCGATTGCAACGTGGCGTCCGAATCCATCCGCAACGTGTTTCAAGCTGGCATTGTCGGCTGATGGAACTAAGCTGTATGTCGGCTATGCAGGAACCACAGTGGCAGGCGTGACACGTCATTACGTGTTTGCTGTGAACACGCTCTCTGGGCCTACAGATGCCACGGCAGCTACAGCGCAGAGCATCCTGCCAGACCTGAGCACGTTGGACGGCACGGTCAGAAAGGTGCTGTTGGATGAGGCTAACAGCCGCGCCTGGATTTTCGGTTCCTTTACGGGCTTCGTGAAGCGACTGACACTGTCAGGAACATGGAGCATTTCCAGCGGGTTCAATCCACCTGTATTCAGCCAGGGATCTGGGTCTGCACCACCACGGTTGCATGCGGCCTTGCTAACCCACGACGGATCGAAAATCGTCATGGGCGGGGCGAACATCTCACCCACAGGGATTGCTCTCGACCCGAATACAGGACTTACTGCGAGCTGGTCATACTCACCTAGCAATACGGTACCAGGGATTTTCGACATTCAGACAACTGGTACTGTGGTCTACGTTGCCGGCGGCGATCAGAGTGGAGATATGCTGTTCTGCTGCAACGAGTCGGGTGGTGGGCCGAATGCGCTGACATTCCCGAACGGCAATACACACCAAGGCAACTGGTACCATGTGTGCGATGGCAACGTCCAGGTGATTGCACCGGACAACGCACACTCGAGGATCTACTACGGCCACCTCGGAGATAATGCGGCCACGCATATCAACAGTGGGACACTGGATCAAGTGCGGCATGGGCTCGTGACTATGCCAAGTGGACTCACTGGTGGAGATATGTTGCCGTTTGGGCATCCACCAGATTTCACCAACCCCACTGTGGGGGGTCAAGCAACGGGGTCGCCGCAGAAGCTGTTCGCCATGCATATTGGGCCTTCTGGTGCATTGCACGTCGGTGGAGACTTCACGGGTGTAAATGGGAGCGCCGGCAATGCGTTCCAACGATATGCACGATTTGATCCTGTAACTTCCGGCGTGCCAACAAACACGACGATTCCGACCGTAACCGCGAACAACCCCCCACAGGTGGGGGACGTTGTTACTGGGAACGATGGTACATGGGGCGGTACGCCTACAAGTTACACGAGGCAGTGGTATCGCAAGGATGCGGTTGGCAACGTTGCTAGGATCACGGGAGCTACAAGCACGACGTACACTGTGGTGACCGGGGACGTAGGCTTCCAGTTGATTTACGGTGTGAAAGCTGTCAACGGCACTGGCTCGAGTGTTGAGGCTAGAAGCAACCCAACAGCAATAGTGCCATCACCGCCGACAGGAGCGCCTGCAACGCCGGTGCTTGATCCTGGGAACCTACCGGCCAACCCCACACAGGTCACAACGTTCCAGTTCACGTGGACAGACCCCGATGTGCCTGACCACTGGCGGTACAGGCTACTCACGGATGGTACGCCGGGTGCATGGACGATCACGAATTCGCAGCTCGCAAATGTGAACACGCCGGGAGGGCATACCTACCAGTTCGAGGTACAAGCTGGGAGTGCTGGAAATCAGTACAGCGCGAGCGCAACATTCCCGTGGGTGGTACAAACGCCTTTGGTAGCTGCGCCGGTGCTGACGTTCAAGCCTCTGGCGAATACCTCAGCGAAGAGCGTAGCATTCGCATGGACAGTCGCCGGTGCGGATTCTGGCTACCGATACAAGTACGCATTCGACACGCCAGCAGGAGTAGGAACGTGGTCGTCTGTGCAGAGAGAGCCGTGTGCTGACTTCGTGGGGCCACTTGTACCAGGAGCATACAGCTTCCATGTTCAGGCCATCGACGGGACAGGGATGCCGAGTATCGTGACTGACTGGCCGTTTGTGGTTGTATTGCCTGCGGGGACAATCGCACCGGCACTTGTTCAGTATCCACCGATCCAGGATTCTGATACAACACCAACCTTCGGATGGGCATAAGGTGTCCTGGAGGAGATTCAACGGGTTGTTGGTAGTTGCAATGGTTGCCCTATGGGGTTTTGCTATGGCAACCGGCATTATCGGAAGCACCAAGTTCATCGGGCACGTGTCGATGTTAGCTTTGGTTTTGGCAGCTCTTGCAAGCTGGCGATCTGATGTTCCCACGGATTCGGAGGAATGATGGACGCACACACTGAGCGGTTATATACACTGCTAGAACACCAGAGTAACTGGTCTGAGGTTCGAGCTGCGCTGTATGAGGTCGTGAATGACCCGGACTTCCATGATGCCGAAATGTACAAGCGCGTGGCAGACGTTATCGACCGTCAGGTAGCAAAAGCCGAGGTCGGTGAGCTACAGACGATGAACGACATCTATCCTGCGATGGTGCAGGTGTTGCACGCCTTGGTGTCCATGAAGGCATACGCCGACAGGAAGGACTACCAGGTAAACGTCAACTTCCTCAAGGCACTACTGGGGTCGGTGTAATGGCTGTAACAACAATCGCACGAATCGCAATGGTTGGCGACGCTGGTGGAGCGTCGGCGGCCAACAAGGCAGTCGCTCAGGCAATAAGTGCATCGTTTTCAAGGTTCGTGAACGCTGGTGGTAACCTCACGAATACGTGGCTGTTTGGCAACGGAGACATGATCTATCCGCAGTCGCAGACCACCAATGAGGCACACGTCAACGCCACGTGGTATTACAGCGGCTCACTGATTTCTCGGGCACGCACGGTAGCTACACCAGGGAACCACGACAACGGCACGGGGAGTGGGAGCACTCCAAATATCCAGTCTTGGATCAACCAGTTCATTACGAATGCGACTGCGTCCAGGATGAACGGGTGGATCACACAGGCTGAGGGCATTCCGAACACAGATCAGTTCGTAGACATCTCTGGGGTGAGGTTCCACTTCCTGAACTCCGGTGCTGTGGAGTCTGGAAATGCAACACCGGGTTGGCCTGTACCACACACGGGTGGCTCGGTTTCGGGGAACGCCAGGGTGGCACGGCTGCGCGGAGCATGGGCACCTGGACTGACGAATGTGGTAGTCACACACCACGGCAGGTATTCGTATTACGGGAACCACCACGACAATCCCACGATGCAGAACCTCGTGAACGAGTTCATGGGGGTGAACGACAGCTCTGGGCCTCATGGCGTATTGTGGCTATCCTGCCATGACCACAACATGCAGCTCTTCCAGCCACAAGGAGCTGCAGGGACGTTCCCTGGGGTAACGTACCTTGTCGGTGGCGAGTGTGGCAGCGGTAACTACACACCAGCAGGGCCTGCGAGCCAAACGTCACAGAAGAGCTGGCTGCAGTTCGCCAACATCAACTTGGCGGGCGGATTCACACAGATTGACATTCAGTCTGACGGTACGATGTTGGTGCAGTTTATAGACGGCACCAACAACAACGGCAACCTGATGACAAACACCTCGAGCACGGGTGTAACTGGGGCAGCCAAGACAACAGTACGGTTCGCATCTACGGTGAATGCTGCGCCAACACACGGCACGCCTGTTTTGACGGATACGACTCCCACAGTGGGCTCAACCACGACAGCAGACCCACAGCCGTCAACGTGGGATGGAACACCCGCGCCGGCGTTCGCCTACCAATGGCAAATTGCCACCGCAAGTACAGGCCCGTGGAGCAACATCAGCGGAGCTACAGGAGCTTCATATACACCTGTAAGTGGAGATAGCACCAAGTTCCTACAGTGTGTTGTCACAGGGAGCAACGCTTCTGGCTCGCTGCCCGTAGCCACCGGCGCTAGCTCTGCCGTAGCGGCCACAGCATCCGTTCCTACGGCCTCGACGCCCCGACCGAGCATCACGGCAGGGGTGCCCGCGACGGTCGGTGTGGCGCTGGTTTGCGATCACGGCACATGGAATCCCAACGGCACCATCGACGCCTACCACTATGCGTGGGTGAGAAAATCAGCATCAGGAACGACGAATGCTATAGGTACTGATTCGACAACGTACACGCCTGTACCAGCGGATGTTGGTTTCACGATCACATGCAATGTGACAGCTCACAATGCAAGCGGGATGTCTGCTGCCGTGAGTACAGGCTACACCGGCGCGGTGCTTTCGGCCGGCGGGAACAACGTGCAGGACAGCTTCAACCGCACGGTGGCGAATGGCCTTGGAACTGCGGACTCCGGGCATGTCTACAATATTCTGCAGGGGAATGCGAACCAGTTCAGCGTCAACGGATCAGCGATGGTGATGGCGGCGGTAGCGGGGAATTCACCACTTGTGGACATCGCTGGCTACGATACCGCCGACGGCTTTGCCATGATGAAATTCCGGCTGATGACTGCCCCTGTGGGGGGTTTGCAGAGCACGGGGCTCGATCTACGCGTGACAGATCAGCTTACATATATGCGGTGTGTGATTGAGTACCTTCCTGGCGGCACCAACACGCTGCGGGTTGACCGGCAGAACAACAACGTCAACTTCGCTATTGGGAACAAGACGGCACTGAGTGTGTTGACCATAGGTTCATGGTACTGGTGTCGGATGGAAGTCCAGGGACAGACATACAAGGTATGGGTTTGGCCTGACGGCACCGCACAGCCTGGTACACCTACCATGACTGCCGTTGATAACGGGCAGGGAGGGCCATCGAGCTCGTACACCTCCGTCAAGCGCGGTGTGGACGGTGGTGGATTCTGTAACGCGATGGCTGCAGATCCACTTGTGCAGGGCAGGTACCTGTTCCACGGTGATGTGTACGGCTCACACGTTTCAGACAACGGCTGTAATTCATGTTACCCGGCCATGCGTAACTCGACCTACAGGTCAAGCAACCCGTATGGACGTGCATGTATGGGTTCCAAGAACCCACACACGCCAGGACGTGCAATCTTTGGCTCGGGTGGGTTGAAGACCAGCGACGCTAGCGGTGAGCTAGCTTATGTTGACCCGGTCAACCCATTCGACTACATCACGGCAGATACTGCGCATGGACTCGGAACAGGATTAGCCTCGGGCACGAGTCCAGCGGGTAGATCACCACGGCCTGTGGGCAGGCTGATAGATTCGATCTATGATTCAGCGAGTGGGATCGAATACATCTTCTGGCTCTCGGGCGGGAACTTGTGTCGTACAAAGAACTCAGCCACGGAGACTCCGGGCACCACAGTGGATGTGATTCCACTGGGAACCACACAGTGTTGGAGCTCACTGTGTATTCTTGATGTGTCTACGATCGTGTTCACCAGCTGGAACTACGACCTGCCGAACATGAACGCGCAGAACTCGTACATTGGCAGGGTAACAGCAGCGAACATCAAGACCGGAGCTGTAGGTACATTCACAGCGACGCACCTGACCTCGAGTGTGCCTAACAAGTGCTACGACATCAGGACTGGTAAGGACGGACACACCTATGCGGCCTGTGACACGCAGGGTGTGTATGAGGTCACGTTTGTCAGCGGTACAAGTGTTACGTTCACGCCGATCAACAGCGCGTTCTTCGACGCAAAGGTTGTATCTGTAGACGCAGCCTCGGATCGCACGCTGTGGGTAGGCCAAGCGAATGACTCTGCTGGGCCTGGTAGTGGTGACATGGGTAGTTCTATCCACGTAATTGCCAAGGGTCACTGGACAGGTTCAGTATGGACGTGGACGTGGGCGACAACGACTGCTACTACCGACGGCACCAAGACCTACCAGGACGGCGATGGTACAACTCCCACAGGGCCAAGATGGTGGCTGTGGGGTGCATTCCCGGACATCCAGTCTGCGGGTATGGATGTGTCGGTCATCTGTGTAGATCCGTTTGATGACAACACCATCACGCTCTGTGGACGTGGTGGCGCTTGGCAGACACGCGATGCTGGCGCACATTTCTATCCGTCGATGAAGGGCTTGGGTGGCGGCGAGGCTCATAACATCAAGATCACTGGCGGCGGGCACATCGCAGCAACAGACCAGGACTACACCGGGTCTATCACGACTGACCACTACTTGACAGCCGCCAAGGGGCCAGCCCCCACAGGGGGGCATGTAGCGACTGCAGGTATCACCTTCACGGGGCTTGACGGAGCGACCTACAAGTGGACGCCGTCCTCAACCTCCCTGGCTAACTGTACGCTGCAGCGGAACGGCGTCAACATCCACGATAACTACATGCAGAGCGCAGCGAGGCATCCTGAGTTCATCGACGCTGACCAGGATGGATACGTGTATATTAGCCTGTTCGGTGGAGGTATTTTGACAGTCGTGCCACCCGGCTCGAGTACCTCCACCGGGCAACAGCTCACACATGGTAGTGTGGGGATCAGGTCACAAACGTTAGCTGGTAATACATCCTTGGGTGCGTTCCAGATAGATGCATTCTCGGCGGGGCCTATCGGCTCGGTACCAACTACCAACTACAGCTACAACCTGGATAGTGCAGGATGGGTGTCTACTGGGTTTGCAAAGACGGCTTCTCCGGGGACACTCGCGCCTGGTCTACACACAATGGAAGTGGAGGCTATCGACAGCGTTACCGGCACGTCTGACGAGGCGCAGTATGCGTGGATGGTGTCCGGGGTTGGGCCTTCAAGTCCCGCCATTGTAAGTG